AGATATAAAGATCGTAAAATACTAAGTAGAATATGAAATACTTAAAATTATTTGAAGAATTAAAAGCTGAAACATATAATAAGGCTGCTCTTAAATTAAAAACGATGGGTCATGAAAGACGGTCTAAAGAAATATATGATTGGTCTGCTATTGTTCAAAAGAAAGAAACTTATGAAAAGTGGTCTAAATTAGGAACATTTGGAATGTCTTTCTATCAAACAAAATGGAATTCATCTACCAGAACTTCTGAATATAAATTCTTGTTTGAAGGTCAATTTTATATTGCATTAGAAGTAGATTCAGATTTTCTTTGGGAAAGGTTATCTGAAATTCAAGACAATAGTCTTTTCATCATATTCGATTTCGGTGTTTTACCGGCTAATAAAGAAACTGCTCAAAAAATGTTGGAATATGATGAAATCAAAAATGATTCTTGGCAAGGTGGTTATCGGAATTCTAATTTTTCTATAAAATTATCTGAAAGGGGGTATGAGATATTACCAAAAGCTGAGTCGTATTTTGAACCATTTTATTTTTTAACACACTTACCGACTAATAGAAGAGAAGCTCTTAAATTTCATCGTTTATTAGTTAATTTATTTGAGCAAAAGATTGAACTTCCAGTTAATTGGGGTAAAATTGCAAAAGCTAAAGACATGATAGAAGAAGAACCAACAATTATAGGAACTGGAGATATGGAAATATGGAGTAGAATTACTAATTCAGTAAAGAATATGCCTCTAAATTATCTTTATCGAGATTAAATATCATTATTTTAAAATAATATATAAAAAAAAGAAAAAATGTATGCAACATTTAGAATCATATAATGGATTTTCAGAGACAATGATGATTGTTGAAGGAAAAAATAAACCCACAAACCCTGAATTGTGGGCTGCTTGCACTGCTTGGGCTAAATCAAAATATGATGTTTGGCCATCAGCCTATGCTTGTGGAGCGGCTGCCAAAAGATATAAGTCTAAAGGTGGTAAGTGGAAAAAAAAGAAGAAAAAATAATGGAACATTTATTAGAATTTGCTGAATTTATTCTTGAGGAAGAGAAGAAAAAACCTTATGCTGGAGCTAAAGGTGGTTTAGATAAATGGTTCAAAGAGAAATGGGTTGATATATCTAAAACAAATCCAGATGGTTCACATCCACCATGTGGTAGAAGTGATACAAGTAAAGGTGGTTATCCTAAATGTCGGAAGGTAAGAGTGGCTGCTAAAATGACAAAAAAACAGAAAAAAGCATCAGTGGCAAGAAAGAGAAAAGTTGAAAAGACAGGGTCGAAGGGTTCTGGAAGAAAACCAAATTATGCTAAATAAAATATGAAATATTTAAAACTATTTGAGGAATATAGAGGTGATTTTAAGAATGAATATCACTTAGACGATTTCTATTTTAAAGTTGAGAATGGTGGTCCTTCTCAAAATGCCGGTGGTACTGAAATTGGTGATATAACTTTTAAATTCTTGAAGGATGGTGAAGAAGTTTTTATTGATTTCGAAGTATTTCAAATGGCTTCCGGAGACTCAGGAGCGACTTGTGAAGATGAAATTACAGCAAAGGAATTAGGTATTGAATTAGATGGTAGAGGTAGAGTGCTAGATGAGTCTTTATTAGATGAAATTATGGATTCTTACGCTTCTGGTGGAGGTGGTAGTGAGTGGAATGATATGGAATATGAAGTAGAAGATGTTTCACCAAGAGGTGTAATTGAAGAAGGTTGGTTATTAATAACAATTTATAAAGATGATAAAGAGGAAGAAGTCCAATTTGATATAAGACAAGAAGCTTTTGGTGTTAATAGGACTGATGAAGTAGAATTTCAGTACGATAATGATATAGAAAAGTTAAGAGAATTAGGAATTGAATTTAATGAGGATTTTCAGAATGAACTACTTCAAGCTTATGATGATTACTCAAACTTTATAAGACCGTAATATGAAATATTTAAAACTATTTGAAAATTTTGAAACCGAAAAGAAATTTAGTGTTTCTTTTGAAACTAGATTTTATCCAGATGTTGTAAGTGGGTTGAAAAATTACAATATTAGATTTGAAGAAAAGTAAAATTTATATTTAAATTTAAAAAAACAGACTGAGATCATCGCCTGGTCAGAAAATGGATTCAATATAATTCGAGCTATTCCGGCTTGGGTAAAACATCTACAAGTATATAGAGAAAAATAAAAGACACCTGAGGTGTCTTTTTTAGTAAGTGAAATCTTGTACGAAATAGGTTTGGTTGTTATAAAAAAACTTTTTAACTGCTACCTTTTTGACTTTGGGATTCATCAAATTGACTCTGTGTTCTTTTGTAGTATAACCAGCATCAATCAATAAAAGAGCCATTCCGTAAGTAATATCAGAATTAGAAATGACAAGGTTTTCAGTGCCGTTAGTATTCAAATGAGTGTGTTCACCAACGAAATTGAAATTAGTCAATTTGTTGTAAAATTCTTTATCGAAAGTCAAAGTATCGACTGGCTTAGCTGTTTTCAAGAAATTGATAGTTTCGTCACATTCTTTTACCCAATCTACGGTAGATTTCCGAGTAACAGTAAATCCACCAATAGTAGTAGTTTTCATTTTCTTGAAATCTTCAATTACTTTGATATATGAGCTTGGATTAGAACGAATTTTGTTGATTTCAATCATCATCAATTTCTCATCAGTTGTTTGAGAGAAAACGGTAAGAGTTAGAAACATCAAAAAGAATATGTTCATCATTTTCATATCACAAATATACTAAGAAAAATGATAAAAACAAAAAATCCTCGAAAATTATTTTCGAGGATTTTTATTTATCCTATTTTCATTTTACAATCAGTTCTTCCAAAATTTTTCGTACCAGTTTTGGCTTTCTTTGGAGGTCCTTTTTTGATAGGTGGAATCTCTATTTCAACACTTTTAGCTTTTGTCATTTTAAAAGATTGAATAAGAACATCTTCTTCACCAGTTATCACAATTTCAGGAGCTTGTACATCTTCATTTATCTGAGTACAAATGATTGAAATTTTAACATATCTTGCACTTGGATCCTGTTCTGCTACCGCATTATCTTCACCCTTTCCTTGATCATGTAAAATAGTTTGTCTAATAAGTGGATTCTCTGAACCAGATTCGGAGAATATATTCTCAATTACATTTTTTACCTCATTATTTCTAGCTTCAGACAATCCTTTATTAGTAGCTTCAAATCCATCTGCTTTTAATTTTGAAGCGGCTCCACCGATTCTTTGTTTATCAGTAGATGATTCAATATTTATTGAAACAACAGATAGACCATTTTCATTTAACTGTTGAAAAACTGATTTTAGGGAATCTTCAAACTGTGGAGTCAATTGATATAAACCGGCCGCAAACAACTCATCATTTGACCAGTTAATATCTAATGTATCAACGGTGAATTTAGTATCTGCGTAGATTGTATCTTTTTCAATTTTATTAATTGTCTTTTTAGTTGTTATTTCTGAGATGGCCCAACCATTTTTTAACATGCTAGCCAATTTCTTATAATCGTTTGATTTTACTGTGACTGTATTTGAAGTTTTGAGTACCTTTTTAAGTTCAATTTTAACATCTTCAGCGTTATTTTGAATTATGTTAGCAGCATCTTTCATTCCTCTTGCCTCTAACGAATCAATGGCTGTTTTTAACTGTTGTTCATCATTCAAAACTAATTCTATTTTGTTAGAAATTTCTTTATCAGATAGTTTATTTTGTGCTGATGCTGGACTTACACTACCTCCAACAACACCTGCTAAAAGAGCAAGTCCCATTAGGACATCTTTGAATCCTGCTTCTTCATTAATTAGAGATTCTTCTAATCTTTGTAAGTACTCAATTTGTGCCTTCTCGACAATGAATTGATTATAACGATTAATCTTCATACTACTATGGATATATTTTGTAGTATATATATTAAAAGAAAAATGTCAATTTAGTAAAATATTTAATCTATCTTCTCGATTTGGTAAAATATCTTCTTCTTTGAGTATTGAAATTCCGTCAAAAATTATGACTTCTGATGTAATACTGTTTTCTATTTTAGAAACTTTGTAAGAAATAGTGTTATCTTGTTGAATTGAAAAATCTAGAATCATATAATTTCCCGACCTATCTTCTTTAGTAGAAACTATTTCATTAACTTGAAATTTAGTTTTACAGATTTCTTTACCATCTTCATCATAATCAAAGTAATTAGAGATTATTTCAACAGCGCTTTCAACTGAATTAACAAAATGAATAATGTCAAACAAATTACAACTTAATTTACAATTGTTTTGTATATAATCAACATTGTGAATTTTTATATCTGACTTCTCGATTGTAAAATCTGAAAGATTTTTTTTACAAATCAAAGATTCAGTTAGAGCATACGTTGATTTTGTCTTGTAATTAAAGATGGTTCCGGATTTTAAAATGGTTTGTAATAAATCATAAAACCTCTTGGCGCATTTTTTAGAAACGGAAAAGTTGAAAAGGTAACCTATCTCTGGAACATTATAAATAGGAGTAGGCGCTGTCCTGGGAAATCCCTGATATCCAGAATAACTATTCTCAGATTTCCAAAATGTAATTACATCAGTAGTAGACCATGTATCATTACTTAATGATAATGAAAGATTGAATTTTTTCAACCTTTCATTCCATTTATCTAAATATTTCTTATCAAATGTTCTCATTAAACCATTTCGAGTTCTTCAACATCAAAATTGATTTCAGCTCTTTGACGAATTTCTTGGAAATTATAGTCAACTAAAAGATGTCCATTTTCAAATACTTTCACCATCACATCACCTTCATCATCCTTAGCCTTTTGAATTGTTTCAAAACCATTATCAGTTTGAACCAATTTCAAATGTCCTTTTTTAGAAGTTTTGAATGATTGAACGATGTTTCCATATTTATCCACTTCAAGTGGATGTTTTTGAACATCACGTTCTTCACCATTTATGGTGATTGAACAACATTTGAAGGCGAATTTTTGAGTATCTCGGTCAACTTTTTGAAGAAGAGCGCCACCCATACCAAACACAATATTTTCAGCTGAGAATCCTTCTTCTACCATCATATCTAAGATTTCAATGATAGATTCATAATTAACACCATCACCTTGTATTACACGAATATGGTCGTCAATTACTTTGAAACCTTTTGAGTTAGTACGTCCTCCGAATTTATCCCAAAGTATATTGAATACTTTTTTCAAGGTTTGAACAGGATCTCCACTATCAGGACGAATTACAAGACGACCATTTAAGTTAAGAACTTTTTCACGAAGTTGACCACCCCACAATTCTTCACAAGCCCTTAGAATATTATAAGAGTCAGATACACAAGCTCTTATTCCTGTTGGGTAAGCATCTAACATATTTTCATATGCTTTTACTTCATTTTCTTCTCCCCAAGAAGTGATAGTTGAGTGTTCAGAAGCTGGAATAGAAAAAGCCAACATTTCATCTGTGTTGTAAATCTCTTGAGCTAGAAGAATAGCTGTTGCTGTATCAGTACCACGGAAGTTTACCAAGTGAGCTAAACCGCCAATGCCTGAACTTTCAACAGATGATACGCCACGGAATCCAAAATCATGTAACATACAGTTCACAATTCCGGTGATTTGTTCTTTATTATAGTCAGTGGTTTTCTTCAAGTATTTGATAAATACTTTTTTAATTTCACGAGAAAGAGTTCCCACGGTAATAGGATACCAAACTTGCAGTAAAATCGATTCAAGATAGTTAGTCAACCAACGAGTAGGTTCACCACCATTGTTGTGAATATAAACGAGTACATTTCCCGTTGGTACAACCGTACCTTCTGGTACAGCTTTGATAGTTACAGGAAGATAACCATCATATTTTTCAAGGATATATCTCCAACCAGATTCGTTGAAGTGTCCGGGTCCTAAGTGAGCATCCCAGAATTTTTTAGCTTTTTGAATTTTTTCTTCGGTTACAACTTGACCAGTTAGGTAAGTTTTCAAAATGTAGTTAAGACCGATTACGAGTGTTTCTTTAAACATACCACCACGAGATTCGAGGTAAGATGTTACTGTGTCTGTTCCTTGTGGATATTGTGGCCAGTGAGTTACTTTGTAACTATCAGACAACATTAGGATGTTATTAAAAATTGTATTCATAAATGTTGATTTATTTTTGTGATGTAAATATACTAAATAATTTTTGGTGTTCCACCATAAACATTTCTGATTTTAACTCAGAAATATCAAACCATTTCAACTCTTGAATATCATCAGAAGGTTGAATTGGTCCCCAAAGATGTTTACAAGTGAAAAGTGTGGTCATTATTTTATCATCTTCTCCACGAAATCTCCAATCTTGTATTTGACAAGATGTTACATATTTGTAATCTCCTGATTCTGAATTAGAACCAGTTTCTTTCATATAAACTCTACGAGCGGCTGATTGAACTGATTCATCTTCTGGTTTAACAAATCCTCCGATAAATCTCCATTTAGATTCATCATATTTCTTAGCGAGAAGAACTTTTGTTTCATCTGCATTGAGAGGTGCTATATCAACCGTTGGTATAACACGAGGATAAAGATTATAAGTATGATAGATAACACCTGAACGAAAATCTTTTGAGTTTTTAACTTCTTCTGAGATTAATTTTCTAATGTCGGTTCCAGCCCAAGTTCCAAGTGGTTCTAATTCTTTAGTTTTAAATTTACCGCCACCATTTAAGTAGTGTGGAATAAATGAATCTCGGCTACCATACATAAGAACTTCACCATGAGGATAAACTTCACGAATTCGTTTATCTAATTCTTGAGCCCAACGGTTATTATCAGATTGGTCTTGAATGGCTAAGATGATAGAATCTGGATAATGGGTTTGAACCATCTTTTTACGGGTATCAAAATCGAGAGGATTTTTCTTAGTTCCAACAAACCGTGGAACTCCCAGGAAGATAATTGTTTTTTTGTGATTTCCGGTTACTTGTTTAATAACGTAGTGGTGACCTTCGTGTAATTCGTGAACTTGGAATCTCGCGATTGCTACACCGATTGAGTATTTAGAAGGATCTATATTATCCATAACTTTTTATTTTTCACTTACAAATATACAACATTAAATCATTCTCTCCAAAGTTTCTCTCAAATATTTTTCAATTTCTCTGGCTTTTCTACGAGTTGTTTTGACATCTAATTGTAAACGATATTCTTTAACTGAATCTTCATCTTCTAACTCAGTTAGAGTGACTTCAATTGTTTCTTTTATTTTAATAGAATCTTTAATTTGATTGAATGGTAGTTCTAATTGACCAAAACAGGTATTCATAATTAGAGCGTCGTTCTCATTCAACAATTCAATTTCTTCTCCTTTGTTTAAGATTACAGTATCAATTACTTTAATGTCTTTTATAATTTGATATTTTGGCATATAATTTTAATATATAATGGATATGATAAAGGGATATAAAAGTTTTTTAATTTTAGAAAAATTAAAAGAATTGCAGATTATTCTTGAAGGAAATATTGAATTCTCTGATCTTTTCAAAGAAAAGCTTTTCGATATCAAGTCAAAGTCTAAATTGGCTGAAGAGATTTATGATCTTCAAGATAAATATTATGAAGATGATAAAGTTCTTAAAAATAATTATATTGATGTAACTGATAAGGAAGATAAAGTTACTTTTATATCTCAGGTCAAATTCGACCAGATACAATCTGAGTCTGACGAAGATATAGACCCCTATAAAGTTAAAGGTAGAGTTGAGATTGGAGTTGGTAGATGTGTTAGAACCCTATCAGATATAGCAAACATAAAGTTCACTGATAAGGAACTAGAAGACTTTGTTAATTTGTATAAATCTAAGAACATAACTGAGGGAGAAGAGTTTGATTTAGTTAGTGGTAAAGATATTAAATATTGGTACAGTGAAGATAATTACTTCGATGGATATGGAGAAGGATCTTTATCCAATTCTTGTATGGCTGATGTTGATAAATCCTATTTTGACATCTATTCTGACTCTAAATCTTGTCAATTATTAATTCTCACAAAAAAGATGGAGGGAAAGAAGTTATTAATTGGAAGAGCTTTAGTTTGGAATCCATCCGAAATGAAACTAAAAGGAGATGTAGATTTTAAAGGTACTGAGTATTTTATGGATAGAATTTATTGTATGAAGGATTCTGATGAAAAGAAGTTTTTAAATTATGCTGATGAACAAGGTTGGTTAGTAAAAGCAAATAACAATTCTGATAATATTAGGGGAATGATCCTAAAATTAAGAGGTGAGACAGTCAAACTAAAAATAGTTTGTAAAGTTGAAGGGGATTGTGATGATTATCCTTATATGGACACACTTAAATACCTTTCTAAAGAAAAAGATGAGATATCAAACATTGGATTTAAAAAAGGATATCTATTAGAAGATACAGATGGTGATTTTTCTCGATGTGACGACTGTAATGGAAAAGGATCTTCAGAATGTGGTGATTGTGATAGTGGAAAGGTTTATTGTGAAACTTGTGATGGTGATGGTGAGATCACAAAGAAAAGTGGTAAATTAAAGGATTGTAAAGATTGTAAAGGTAAGGGTGAAATAGACTGTCCTACTTGTAAGGGTAGTGGATATTCTGGATTATGTGATGAATGTACAGGTTTAATTAAAAGACTTTAATTATCTACCCAAATAATTAAATAACTCAATAATATTTTTAATAGTAAATTGAAGTGATTCTAGGTTCTTATTAGATTGTCTTAAAAATTCAATATAGTTTTCAATTAGTTCGATATTTCTTTGTTCTTCAGCAACATGAGCTTCTATAAGAAGAGTTTTCTCACCCATATTAGTTTTTATTCCAAAACCTGTAGCGTACCAAATAAACTTATCTTGTTTAAGTCTTTTTAATTTGACTTCTTGTTTAGACCTTTTATCTAAAAATACAGAAATTTGTTCGGTAATCATCTGACGATAGGAAAGAGTTAAGGATTGAGTCTCCATAATCTTTTTAGAAGTTTCAGTAGTGATTTCAAATTTTAAGATTTGATAAAGTGGTTCGATAGTTTTATTCCATTCGGATCTTTTATCTTGAAAAAATGTTTCTAATCTATCGTTAGTTTCTTTTATCTTATTAATTCTTTCAACTTCGTCTTGAGTATAAACATTCATCTTCAGTATCGGTTTTATTTTTATAGAATTTTTTTAATTAAAAGATTAGATATATAAAAGAAAAAAGAAAATTATGTGTTATACAAAAGAACAAATTGAAAAGGCTATAAAATCAAAAGGATATGCTTGGTTTGAAGATGCTTCAAACAAAGGTTTTGATGTAAATATTGTTGGTGTAAGAAACTCAAAAACCGGTCAAACAGTTACAAATGTGTTTGATGATTGTTTAACTGTTTCTTATAAAGAAAATGGTGTTTGGAAGTTTCACTGTTGGTCGGCAACAACTGATCCAGGTAAAAAGGGTGTTATGGAATATCATAACTCGGCTGGTGTTGCAAGATTAGTTGAAGGTCAGTATAGAGGATCTCATCAATTAGGTTTACATCAAGGTAAATATGAGGCTTTAAGACAAAAATCAAATGTAAAGGTTTATCGTGATGCTAATCGTGATATGACTTATAATGAAAATAAAGTTCAAGAGGGTATATTTGGTATTAATATTCACAAGGCTGGTGCAGATTCTACTTATGTAGAAAATTGGTCAGAAGGATGTCAAGTATTCAAAAAGGCGGCTGATTTTGAAGCATTTATGTCAATTTGTCGTAAAGCTGCTAAGATTCATGGTAATTCATTTACCTATACATTAATCGAATCGAAAGATATTGTTTAATCAATTTAATATATAAATAAAATTAATTTAAAAAAAATGAGACATTTAAAAAGTTTTAATGAAGAAAATGAGTTTAATCAAGTAACATATAAAGATATACTTGATTTAGTTGAAAACGATCAAGTTAAGCTAATCAATATTGAAAAAGAAAGTATTATTGATTATATCAATCAAATGTTGGAGTACTCTAAAAGACGAGGAGTTGATATATTAAACAATCCTATCGAAACTGGTAGAAGAAAAGGACTTGTTGAAATTGGTGATTCATTTTTAATTGTTTTTGAAGAGGGCAAACCAAGTGTTATAATTGGAGAGTATGAACTTTGTAATTCCTTTGAATTTGGTGATGTGGTTATTTGTCCAGGACACGACTCCATAACCTGTTACAATAAAAAAACTGGAGAACATCAAACCTCTTATATTAGATAAGATGATTTTAATAAACTAAAAACCCTACTTTTCAGTAGGGTTTTTTTATTTCTGTTTAATTTCTAAATACCAGTTTGGAAATCCTCCATTCCACCAAGGTGATATATTAACATAGAATTTTAATCCATGTTTTTCTTCCTTTTCTTGTTCTTGTGAAAGTCCTTCACCCCATCCATCTGAGCATTGTCCTTCTAAATAATCTTTGATTGAATCAATCTCATCACCTGTTAAATCTCTATTAGTTTCAATTTCACCAGTAATAATATTTTCATCTTTAAGTCCGGTTATTTCCATTCTTAAAATCTTAAAATCTTGATTAAATTCTCTATAAGGATAAAATTGTTTCAAATCTTCTTCATTAAAAGTGGTTTGAATGGTATCAAATTCATCTTTACCAATTTCAAATTCTTCAAAATCTAAATCATACATTCTGAAAAACTTAGACATATCATTGTTATAAACTTGTTCAATCCATCTTTCAAAATATTCATCAAAATTAGCTCTAACTTCTGAACTACTTAATTTGTGTGCTTGATATTCTTCTTCATCTTCATCATAATCACCAGCGGTTGAATATCCTAAATCTAATTCATTAGCGATATCTTGACATATATCATTACCTCTTTCATACTTTAAGAAATCAATTAAATTATCACCGTCTAAACCATTACCTTCATCTACATTGAATACCTTTTTAACTGGAAATTCAAATGTATAAATTGATTCACGGCTTTTGGCTTTTGGGTTTTGTAACCATTCACCAAATGTTCTTTTAATTTCGGCTTCAAATATTTTTAAGTGTTTCATAAAGTGATAATAAATGATTTAATTTTTTCTAATTGAACACTATTAAAGTCATTCTCTTCTAAAAGTGCCATAATATTACTTTTCAATGTTTCAACATCATCAATAAATTCATCAGAATATTCATCTGGTTCAAAGGTATTATTTCTAACCACATTTGAATCTGTATTAACTTGGTCAGAACCTAAGTGTGTTCCTCCGAAAAAGTTTTCATATTTTTTAAGCTTCTTCATTAATCTAAAATATTTATTACTTCTGGGTACCAATGACACTTGTTTGGATCTTTTCCCTCATATTCAACTTTATCCAACACATATCTGATGGCGTTTAATCTACCCACTTTTTTATCATTTGAATTAACAATGATCCAAGGTGAAACTCTTGATGCGGTTTCAACAAACATCTTATTTTTGAATTCTCCAATTAGCTCAAATTGGTCGACAACTTTAGCATCGTTTGGAGAGAATTTCCAATATTTAAGTGGAGATTCTTGTCTTAATTTGAATCGAAGTAATTGTTTTTCTTTAGTAATAGAGAACCAGAATTTAATTAATATTACTCCTTCACGAATCATCTTTTCTTCCCAATCAAGAACATTCCCCATGAAATCATTATATTGGTCCTCTGAACAGTAACCCATCGCCGGTTCAACGACTGCTCTATTATACCAAGAACGGTCAAAGAAAACTATCTCACCTGGGTTTGGTAAGTATTTTTCGTATCTACCAAACCAATTAGTTTTTTCCTCTTCAGTTGGAACTCCCAAAGCAACAACTCTGAAATGTTTAGGGTTCATATATTCAACAAATCTTTTGATTGTCGATCCTTTACCAGCGGCATCACGTCCTTCAAAAACTATAGCAACTTTCTTTTTATTTTTAACTACCCATTCTTGTAACTTCATTAACTCAACTTGAAGATCATATTTTTCACCTTCATATTTCTTTCTTGGTAGAATTGACCATTCGCCTTCAACTTTATCAAAATGTTCATCATCTGATAGAGTTTCTTTTTGTCTTTTAATTCGAGCGGCTAATGTATTGATGTAAGCTGTAAATTCTTCTTTAATTCTACGTCTTGTGTTTCTTTTTTTCAGAACTATAATTTGAGATATTTTTCTGAAAAGAGCTTCAACATTTAGTTCTCTAATAACATCTTCTCCAAACTCTTTAGTCATGACACCTAATAAAAAATTAACATCGATGTTTTTAAACCCATCGTTAAATTTAATTTTATTGGTAATTGTGTCATATTCTATACTTTGAAGTATTCCTAATTTAAGCTCGTTTAATGTTTTGATTAGGCTTTTTTCAACTTCATCTAATTCTTCATCAGATAAGTTGTTGAAATCGAATTTTTCATTAAATTGATTAAATAATTGGAGTCTCATAACTTATATATTATTTTCCCTTTCGAATTTTATTACTATTTTACGGCAAAGATTATCTTCATTTCTATAATTTGGTTTATTCATCATACTTTGATCAAATGTTTCTGATTTAACAATGTTTGTTGATTCTCCAACTCTTCCCCTTCCTTTAGGGAATATCTTTTCATACTCTAATTCATATGAAAGAGTAATTGATTCGGAATGTAAATAGTTTTTCAATTGTTGGATTGTAAGAAATAAACCTTTAGTTTGTTCTTCTCTCAAGTTTTTAACTTTGATTTGTAGTTCAAACTTGGTGCGTTTTTGACCACCATTTAGATAGATACCAAGTACCATTATATGTATATCGTTACTTGGATCAGGAAAAATTTGATATTCAATAAATTCATCTTTTAAATTTAGACAAATATCGGATATGTTATTTAGGACTTCTTTGCCTAAATCGAAGGATTTTCCCTCATTAAATTTTAAAATTCTCATATCTTCTTATCAAATATGTAGAGGTCGTAAATGTTATTTCCTCTTACTTTTTTTATGCTTGTTAGGATTTTTCCAGTGGTAGAATCTAGACATTTAAAAACTCCTAAAGTTCTACCTTTATCTGTGATAATTTTAACAGTATTACCAGGTTGTCCCATAGCTCCTAAAACCGCCACATATTGATTTCCATATATTGATTTCAAAAAAGAGATTCTAACATTCTCAGTATTCTTTAAATTATTGATATATGGATTTTCAGTTGATTTAGTTAAGTCGAGTTTGGTGTCGGTTGTTTTGACTTTAATTGAAACGAATTTTCTTTCTTCTGTTCCTAGTGAAACTTCCTCACGGTTTTGGAGTACGTTTTGTTTAACTAAATTTTGTTGATTCCTACGAATAACATTAAAATCGGCCTTAGCTATAATTCCACCTCTCATGCCTTTGTCATTCATATTATACCCAGCTGGGGGTAACCGATAGAATGATCCAGTAAATGTCATAGAAAGAATTCTATCAGCTCTAAAAAGACGCCAGATTTTTTCTATTTTTCTATTTTGTGATACAGACCAACCATTTAGGTGCCATCCTCTAATCAGAGGTTTTCCTTTGGATGATCGACCTAACACCATAATTTGTATAGCTCTCTCATGTCCGGCAAAATGGTTATCTTTTTCGCCTTTATAGTTGATAAGAAAAATCATACCGTATTTTATTGCTTTTATTGCTATTTCATCTGTATATTTAATTGGTTCATTGATGGGTATATTTTCAAAATCCTTGATTCCTTTCAGTGAAAATTTAGGCAAAAATTCTCTATCCTCCTTTAAATCATTATAGGATTCTCTCACAACATACTCAACTGGCTTTGTATTATAATAGCTTTTTGCTTGCGTTAAGTTCATTAAAGTTAAATACTTTTTTAGTATATATTAAACTCATATAGGCACAAAAAAACCTCGGAAATCCGAGGTTATATTTTGTTGAGGTTTTCGGAACCTTATTTAGTTGTTGAGTCAACAACTGCTGTATCAGCAGCTACCGGTGCAACTGTATCTACAGCAACCGCAGTAGAGTCGGTTGTGGTAACAGTAGTTTCAGCTGGTTGATTTGAGCAAGAAGCTAAAATCAAAGTAATACCGAAAATGAACAATAGTTTTTTCATCGTTAATACGTTATTTTTTAGTATATATAGAAAAGAAAAGCCTTTGTTTAATAATTAAATAATTTTTTTTCGGTTTTTTAAGATTTGGAATTAAATATATAATAATATGATTAGGAATACAGAAGAGGCTAACAAATACTATCAACTTGTGAATCAATATATTGATGAATATACTGATACTCACAAAATCCGTCCTGTTAAATTGGGAAAATACCTTAAAAACTCTGATAAATTGAAAAACTTCTTAGAAAGAAAGGGTTTGAAAGATGTTCAAAATATCAACCGTGTTATCTCTGATGTGGTTGAAGATAGAATTGCTATGGAAAAAGATTTAGTTAGGACTTTTGAAAGTTTTAAGTTATTTGAATCGGACGAATTTAAGATTCTAAATCTTAGACAATGTCTATATAAAGGTATTGAAAAGTCAAATATTCACCATGAAAAGATTTTGGCTGATTACTTTGATGTTTCATTAAGTCACGTTGATATAATCAATTCTGATAAACATGTATTTAAAATTGAATCTTTGGGTAGTGATGTTGAATGTGTGATTTATACTTCAAATGAATTAGAAATAATTCGTGAGAATATGAAAGAATATTGTTTTGATCAAGTCTTCAATAAGAAGGTAAAGTTGGAAGGTATTGGTGTTGAATTGAATGTTAATATCAAAGATTTTATTGATAATGAAAAATTTGGAAACCACATTAGTGAGGTTTTAACTGTGGAAAAGGTAAAAGAAATTATAAGAATTTTAATTTCTTGTGAAAAACCTAAATATAATCCTGATGAAAAAGATAATTTCATTGGTTTAAATCCATCACATTATTAATCTAAAATTTTATCAATCTTTATATCTCTTTGATTTTGAATTGTGAGATATTTGTAACCTCCAATTTCCCAATCATCTGCAAGTATTTGTGTTAGGTTAATTTCATAATTTACAATTTCTGTTCCGGTTTCAAAAAAGAAATTAATTTTAGTTTTATCTTGATTTAAGTAAATATGTGCTGATTTATAACCATCAACGATATACCAAGAATTTCTTCTTATTTTCTTTCCATCTTTTAGTGCAGGTAATACTTCTTCGAATGTCATATTAATTCTTTTATTTTCAGGTCTCTTATCTCTTTCTTAAAAAAATCTCCTGTATTTTGAACTCCTGGGTCAGGAATTCTTTTTTGTAATAAACGGACCAAGATATGATCAGGAACTCCCGTGATATCTATGGTATGTTTACATCGTTTCGATTTTTTTATATGTAGTTTGGTTTCAGTAAGTTGGTAACTTCTGATTTCTTTAGTTTCTACTTTTGAATCTAAAGACTTTTTTATTTTTGATTTGGTAAAAATATTCATATAAAAAGCTGCAACATCATGATATAACTATTATATAATTTCACTTATTAGATAACTTTTAAGTCTATCTAGTGTTTCTCTTTTCCCAAGTATGAACATAGAGTTCTTAACGTCTATACCTTGTGAATTGTAAACTACTGTTTTTCTCAACAGTCCTAATACTTTTCCTGACTTCAATCCGTTTGTATTTATGTAATCAGTTATTGTGTTAGATATGTTGTCAAATGTCCAGTCGTTAATTGTTCCGATTGATTTGATAACGCTATCAATTATTTTGATGTCATTATCGTCAATAGTTACATTGTCTTTTCTTGTGAACAGATTATCTACGATAGGTTTGAAATCGTGTTTAAAATTACATCTTTTCTTAGTTTCTGTTATTAAGGCAGTTTTCTGTCCGTCTGTCAAGTTTGACAAATCTACTCCTTGAGTTAAATCATCATCAGATGTCATATGTTGAATCCATTGAGAGTTAATCCAAGTTGCTTTAGGCATATCGAATCTTGCTCCAGACTTGTGAACTCTATCTAAAGAGAATGAATTAATCATATCGTCCATAGTAAGTAATTCTTTATCATCACCTGGATTCCATCCAACAAATGCCAGTGCGTTCATAAACGCATTAGTGTCATAACCTAAATCTTTCCAACCTTTTTGGTAAACACCGTTATCATCAGTATAACCGATTGGCGCAATTGGAATACCATATTTAGCTGCAGTTCTTTTAGATAATTTTCCTTTACCATCTGGATTCATAATCAAAGGCAAATGTGCAAAAGTAGGTACATTCCATCCAAATGATTTGTAAAGTAATATATGGAATGGAGTTGAGGCAACCCATTCTTGTCCACGTAGAACGTGAGTCACTCCCATATCGTGATCGTCACATACATTACAAAGGTGATAAGAACCTACACCGTTTGATTTGAGTAGAACTTTATCATCCACTTGATTAGTATTGATAGAAATATCACCAAGTATCGCATCAGTGAAATTTACATCTATGTTAGAAGGAACTTTAAAACGAATTACATAAGGTGATCCTGATATCAAAAGTGAATCTACATCACTTTTAGACATGCTAAGTGAATTTTTCAAACTCATACGAGTTGAATCATCATATTTGAAATTTGGAATTGTTTTGTGTGCCAAGTCCAAATCATCTTTTGTATCGAAAGCGTAGTAAGCAAAGTCGTTATCTAATAGGAATTTAATCTTGTCGGAATAATCTCTTTCAGATTGAATAAAAGAACCCACAGAAGTATCTGGGTTCCAATAAGAAGCATCTGGAACTATACCGAACCAATCAAGTGTATCCTTGAAATATTGTAGAAATGATGGTGTGTAACGATCACGATCGGTATCTTCTAAACGAACAATAAATTTACCTCCATGTCGTTTAGCTAGGAAGTAATTATAAAGTAATGTTCTTAAATTGCCGATGTGACAAAATGAAGACGTGGGTGAAGGCGCCAACCTTGTTATGATATTATTCATATGGGTAATGTTGTTTTTAATATATAGTGTACAAAAGTAAGGAATATTTTTATGAAAACAAAATTTATATACACACTTTCCGATCCAAATAGTGGATTAGTTAGATATATTGGTAAAGCTAAAGATGTTAAAAAAAGATTATCAAATCATCTATCCAATAACCATCTTTCAACTTCAACTAAAAAAAATAATTGGATTATATCTCTTTTAAGAAATCAACAATTGCCTATTATAGAAGTAGTTGATGAGGTCACATCTGAAGAAATTGATTTCTATGAAATATTTTATATTTCATTATTTAAATCATGGGGATTTGATTTATTAAACGGAACCAATGGTGGTGATGGATTTGATTGGAGTGGTAAAAAACATAATGATTACTCAAAATTAAAAAAAAAAATAAATAGTCCTCATAGAAAATCCGTTGCTCAATTTGATTTAGATGGAAATTTAATTAAAGAACATCATTCACTTAGAGAAGCTGCTCAGTCAGTAAATGGTGATAAATCACATATATCGAAAGTATGTAAAGGTGTGTCTAAATATATAACGTCATATGGATTTAAATGGAGTTTTATTGATAGAATAAATAGTCATGATATTGAAGAGGTCAAAAATAGAATTGTAAAATATGAGAAGCCTAGAATTGATAGTAGAATGAAAAAAATCCAAGTGTTTGATTTGAAGGGTAATCTATTAGATACTTGTAGAAGTTTAAATGGAACATCAAAGAAAACCGGGTGTCATATTCATTTGATTAAAAAATGTTGTGAAGAGAAACGTTATTATCAAACAAAGAATTTAACGTTTAGATATTTTGGAGACCCATTTGATTATTTTCCTTATAAATATTATAGAGTGAATAAAAATTATAGAGTCGGTAAATTCGATAGAGATGGTAATTTATTACAAGAGTTTGATACTTTAAGTTCGATAAGTAAAGAAACTGGTATTGGTAAACAATATATTTCCAAAAATTGTAAAATTAATCAGAAAGATGGTGTTAGTGAATTGAAAGGATTTGTTTTTAGATTTATTTAATAAATATATAACTGATATGATTTATAAATATACTGAATTTTTACTTGAAAAGTTAATATTAGAATCTGATGTTATTTATTCTGATAAGTTTCGTACAATTTTATCTAGAATGAAAGAAGATAAAATCGCTGAAGAATTGTTAAAAATTGAAAATAAAGACTTAGATGTGGTTTCTAATTTCTTTGATGTTAAAATTGATAATGATAATTTGGTTACTTTTACTCCTGATAGGATTGCGCAACAAATTTTGAATGATTCAAAAGAATATTATCGATATGTAGGAGGTCAAGGAGGCTGGCTTACTAATAATATTAATGCTAATGGTAATATATTTGAAATATTAGGATTTGTTCCAAAAACTACTGATGTATATAGACCGAATAATACTGAATTAGGTGAAATTCAAAGTAGATATAAATCAAAAAAGAGTGGTAAAACCTGGTGTTATGTTAAATTTCCAGAAGGGGAAGGAGTTTACAACTTTGAAAAGTTAAGAAAAGAAGAAAAAGATTTAAAGAAAGTAGTTTTTACTAAAAATCGACAGGAAATTAGAACTGGTAGAGCCATTAGATTATTACTTACCGCTAATAGTGTTAGTGTTACAGACTCGGAAATAGAGAAATTTGTGAATGGATTTAGGGCAATTTTATCCATAATGAATGATGTCTTTTCTCGATTTGATATTGTTGAAGGAGATGCTTTAGGTTATTGGTATAATCGAAAAAATTATCTACATCCAGGTAGAGGAACTATGGGAACTTCTTGTCAAGCCGTTGGAAGGATTGATTGGTTGGAAATTTATATCAAAAATCCCGAAACAGTTAAATTATTAATTCTTAGATCAGAAGAAAATTGGGATAAAATAATTGGAAGATCTCTTCTTTGGAAATTAGATGATGGAAATACTTTTATGGACTATATTTATACCTCAAATGATTCAGATGATAAAGTATTTAAAGAGTATGCCAAATCAAAAGGATGGATAAATCTAGATGAATCTTTTGGTAGAAATTTGACAACTCATATAAAACCCGGTAGGTTGGACGCTTATCCTTCAGTTGATACTATGAATCATTGGAATCCTGAGACAGGAAAAATTAGTAATAAAAGTTTTCCAGGATCAGAGAGTATAATTTGGTCAAATGATGAAGATGAAGATGATTTTGAAGATGAAGATTACTAATCTAACAAGTATTTCAACTTAACTGCTCTAAATAATTCTTTATTTTTATTTTGAAAAGTTTCATGGTACTGCCAACCATCAATAAAAAAAGAAGTCACTTCAGTTTCAAATTTAACATAAAGTTTTGATGTTTCATTATTATAAATGGGCAAATTTGAAGATCGCCAAATGGTGTTTTCATGGAATTTGAATCCAAGAGTTTCTAATACTTCATTCCAAATATCGTACACTCGATATGTAGTCCACCACCGATACAACAAACACGGTCTATTTTTTGATAAACTTTATCAGAATTGTGAAAGTCTTTCCTATCCATGATGGTCTATTTTCTCTACCGATTTTGTTTTCATAATCTCGATGATTTCATTAATATGAAATGGTCTGAACTCTCCGAATAACCTGTAAGCCACATCAATTCCAACATCCATACTTTTGTTGAAATCTTCTATACTACCGTGTGAGTGTCCATAAAGGTGTATAACTCCTTTATGTGAGCCGTTCCATACTCGGTGTGAATAGTGTGATAGAAAAAACTTATTTTTACCCAGCTTCGTCAATTGTTTCTTGTTTCATATTATTTCTTTTTAAATTGTTCAAACCATTCTGATAATAATTCTTTTGTTGTCTTGTCAGATTCTTCAACCCTATTTTTCAAGTATGCCCATTTATGAAATTTAATCATATCTTCCTCACTATACATTCTTTCTGCTTGCCATTTAGCACCTTCAATAAAATCAACTTCTATTGTACCATCGTCTTCTATGAAAGATTTAGCATACCTTTCAGCAGCTTCTTCAAGTGTTTCTTGTTTAGGTTCTAACGCACCTTTCAAGGACATATAGTTTTTAGCTCTTTTTTTAGCTTCTTCTAGTATTTTAATCTTGTTTTCTTTTTCACAATAATCACAGGTATTATCAGTAGGGTTTTCACAAGTACATTCTTGTTTAGGTTCTTCTTTTGGAATGATGATTTTGTATGGTTTCATATTATGACCATAAATCATATTGTTTGTATCGAAATACTCTTCAACTTTAACAAACTCACAACTTGGATTCTTAACAAACCATTCTAAAAACTCATCATCAATAGCTTGAATACCATCTTTTATTAAGTCTTGGTTTGTTGTTAGGATGATTTTTTTACAATCAATTCTATAATGTGAGTATTTACTACAATTTACATATCCATCACCATTTTCACAAGCCTTAAATGGTTCAGGTTTTAAAGATAATATATTATAAAACCAATTTCCTTCTTTAATTTCTTCATTAGAAGTGATGTAGATGTTTATATTATTTCCCAATGATTTTTTGATAAATTGTGTATCGTGACATCTTGCTAAATTTCCTAATTTAGTCATCCATAACCTACTTGGTTTTTCTGTTGGTATTACGTGTATGTTTCGCATTGCGTTTAGTTTTGAGCCTGAAGTGTTTGTAATCGTGTTTCCAGTAATTGCATTAGCATTATGATATCAAGTCCTGAGTTCAATTGAGCTATTCGCTGCACTGTTTCCACAATCAATTGGTGTTGAATGTAATCAACATCTTTTATAGTTAAAAATGAGTCCTTATATAAATCTATATGTTCATCGTGGTTGCCTCTTAAAATATGTATATTCTGACATCTTAGAGAATCTCTATAAATTGGTGTTTTATTGTGTCCACCGAAACAGAAATCACCTAGATGATAAAGTATATCATCTTCTTTTACATAATTGTTTTGTTCATCTCATTTACTGAATCAAATATTCTATATCCAGATTTCCAATTTGAAATCTTTGGTCCCGCTATGTTAGTGTGGGAAAAATGTGTGTCTGCTGTAAACCAAATGTTCATAATACAAATATAAGGTAATTTTTTCTAAATATATAATTTTATATGAATTATTTAGATGACTATGGAAAGTTTAATCCTAAAACTAAGTTAGATGCTAAAACTTATGTTGATAATAATTATTATGCCTTAAAACAAATAATGAATATCGATGAAGATGATTATGATTCAATAGAAGATGTTAAAGAAGTCTTAATAGAATATTTTACTCGTTTTCCTGATCAGATATCAAGTGTAAGTTTTAATACGTTTGGTGTTGCTAAAAATTACGTTCCTCGATTAAATAATATCGGTGGTGTTATAAAATATCGATAAATATGAAATATATTAAATATATTAACCATTTTGAATCTGTTAATTCCTCATCAATTGAAAATTTATTAAAATCTTATGGTTTCTATTCGGCGGAAGAAATTTCTGAATTAATAGAGGATTCTTTATTAAGTTTAAAAGATTACATACAATATTTAAATGATGAATTTGATAGAGAATTTATCACACTAATTCCTGAAGGAACGGGTTATCTACAATATTTTGATAAGTATAATAAAGAGAGGAAGTCAAATATTCAATTAAACAATCGGGTTTTGAGTATAGATATGAGATTTGGTAATAAACTACACTATAAAACTACATCTAATATCACATACAAAGATATTTTAGATCGTCTAAATGTGGATTTTAAAGTTGTATATCAACATCTAATACATCCTTACTATTATCTACTTATAAACTTAATTCCAGAAAATCTTACTTATTATGAAATTTATGGATATAGTCAGGGTAAAATGAAGGCGGGTGATTGTTACAGAATAAAACCTTTATATCCAATGTTTAAAGATAACTATACTGATTCGTTGAATTATTCAAGTGAATTAATAAGAGAGTTTTCAGTTAAATTGAATCACCTACGTGTTTTGTATGATGTTGGTTTTAGTTATGATGGTAAAGTAATTGATATTAGAATTTGACCAAAATAAAAACCCAGAAGTTAATTCTGGGTTTCTTTTATTTTCTCAATCACTCCTCTTTCAAATAATTCTTTTAAGACAGAATTACAAGTATAAGGTTTATCGTAGTAATATTCAATATTAATTAGAATATTATTCATACCAGCTTGATATAAAACATCTAAGTTATATCTCTTAATTTCTAAGTTTCTTTGATTTAACAAATTTATAATTATCTGTTTCATATCAAGTGATTATTTTTTATTTGAAAAGATCTCCAGCATCAAATGATTCTGAATCCATTGTATCGTCATCTGGTGAATCAATAATATCATTGAATTGTTTTTCAGTTTCTTCAATCTCATCTATTGATTTGAATCTAAAATAATCATTTACAATCGGTGCCATTTTTTCAAGAATTTCCATTGTGAATATTTCTTGTGTAAATAACTGTTTAGTTGTAACTGACTTATCTAGGTGAGAAATATACCATCTGTTTCCACCTGGTGTGAATGTCATTTCTCCTGTATTCTTATCAACTTCCATTTTGCCTTGAGCGATTCCAATTTGATTAAAATATTCTGGACGACAGAAGGTATCTAATCCAGTATATGGATTCATACCATGTGCGAATGAAATATCAAACCTTATTTTCTTAGGTTTAGCCATACGATTTTTCATAGTTTTGAATAAAACTGAAATACCACTAGAACCTAAATCCATCTCATCCTCTTCACCGGTCTTTAATTTCGATTTTGACATCATTCCGATTACAGATGCTGAATATAATAGACCATTACCACCTTTAAGTTTCTCAACACTAAACATGTCGAGTGTCATATAAGTATGGTTTGCTACAATCATTGGTATTTCTAAATATCCAAGGTCTGTATTAATACTTCTAAACATAGAACCTAATGCTTTCGCTTTTGTCATATCTTGTTTAATATTACCAGCAAGTAGATCTTCTTTTTCTTTATTAGATGCCATTTGACCTAATGAGTCTAATACAATCATTAATTTAGGTAGTTCAAAACCAGCTATTTTTTGCTCTTTTAAGTCATCTAAAAGTTTAGTTAAAAGCATATTAACATCTTCAACTTTGTTAGATGTTATTAATCTAAATTTATCCAATGAATTATCAATACCAAATTTAGGTAAGTCTTCTAAATCAATTGCTTGTTCTGTATCAATATAAATAACAGAATATCCAGCTCTTTGTGCATGTTTGGCGCAAGAGTAACATAAGAATGATTTTCCTGCACCTGATTCCCCTGCAAAAGCTGTGATCCGATTTGTAGAAACTCCTCCACCTAATAACTTACCTGATAAAGCAGCGTCCAATAAATAAACACCGGTTGTAATAAAAACCTTCTCTACAATTTCTTTTCTTATTTGAACTGGGATAGTTTTTGCAATATTATCTAGTATTGATCCAACTTTACTAAATTCAAATTTCTTAACTTCTTTGCCTGTTTGTTTTGCCATAAAATATAATTTTTATTATATATATAAAATTATATTTCCCTCTTTTATTATTTTATATAATTACCACAGATATTTATTAAGGGTGGGAATATAATTTTTATATATACTAAATGACAAAAGAAGACTTTTTATTAAGAGCACGAGAATTACATGGATATAAATATAATTATCCTAATTTAAATAATAGAATATTATCTAATGATGATATTGATATTGAATATAATGGTATCATATATAGACAAAGAGTAGTTAAACATATATTATTAGGAAGATGTCCTGAGAAAAATACACCAAGTAAAACAACTGAACAATTTATATCAGAGGCTAAATTAATATGGTTTGATAAATACGACTATTCTTTAGTAGAGTATAAAGGAGCTTTGAAAAAAGTTAAAATAATCTATAAAGGAATTGTTTTTGAACAACTTGCTGTTTCACATTTAAATGGTCAATGTTGTGAAAAGAGTCTTAATCAAGAAAACTTTATTTTAAAATCTAAAGAAAAACATGGCAACCGATATGATTATAGTTTAGTAAAATTTAAAAATGGTAATTTACCAGTATTAATTGGATATAAAGGAATTTATTATCTACAAAAACCATATTATCACCTTTCTGGAAATAGGCCAGAAAACATAAAATTGGCTGTTAGAAAAACCAATAAACAATTTATTAACGAGTCAAATCAAGTACATGATTTTAAGTATAGTTATGATAAACTAAATTATATTTCCAATCAAACCAAAGTTATAATAACTTGTCCAATACATGGAGATTTCAAACAAAGACCTCTTTCACACATCCAAGGAAATGGATGTCCATTATGTAATGAATCAAAGGGTGAAAAAGAGATTGCTAAATTTTTAGATAAAAAAAACATATCATATTATAGACAACATAAATTTCATGATTGTCGTAATGTATTTGAATTACCATTTGATTTCTATATACCTAAATATAGATTTATAATAGAATTTGATGGTAAGCAACATTATGAGCCTATTGAACACTTTGGAGGATTAAAAGCATATGAATCATTAAAAACCAATGATAAAATAAAAAATGATTATTGTGAAGAAAACTATATTAACTTAATAAGAATTAAATATGACCAAGTTAATATAATTTGGGAAATTCTATGGGATAATTTGAAATTATTCATAAATAATAAGGAATTTAATACTAAAAAAATCAGGTGATAGTTTTTCAGGCACACCTTCAAGTCTAAATGAGTTTGTAATCATTTTCAGCTCAGATTTTAGATTATGAATTGCCTCATTGAAAATATCTTGTGAATTTTCATCTAAATAGATATTCAACCTCGAGCCATCGCCTAATCCTTCATTATAGAAATCTACCTTTATACATTTATCATTTTTTCCTTGTAATTTCTGAGTTTTATCTGGGTATTTTCTAATTAAGTCTTTTAAGAATCTTTCAGTCATAAAATTATAACCAGGTACATAAAATCCATCTTCGAATTCAATAGTCATTACGTAATCTGTGATATAGTCTAAAAAGCAATCTTTGACAGCTTGTTCGATTTCATTTTTTATTTCATTATCGATAGATTCGTTAAAACGTTTAAGATGTTTCATAATTGTGTATTCAAAATTAAATATATACTGGAAGAAAAAGATTATTTAATATGTCTAAAAACAAAGGAACCTTAGTATCATCCACAATAAGACCACTATCCACCAATTCATCTATGGCAACAGCGGTTGCGAATGAGATATTAGGTGGTTATCATACAGTAAACACATATACAGATAGAGATGCAATAACATATGATAGAAGAACATTTGGTATGTTGGTATATGTTTTAAATACTGATGAATTTTATCAATTAAAGACAACTAATTCGGCTGACTTATCTGATAATTTAAACTGGACACTTGTTACTTTTAGTGGTGGTGGATCTGGTACAGAATGGTTAGATTCTGTTATTTCAAGAAGTGGAACACCACCGATTTCACCTTCAGTAGGCGATAGATATTTAGTTGTTGGTGGTAGTGGTATTTGGACTACTTTTAATGATTTGATAGTTGAGTGGAATGGATTATCATATGATTTAACTGTTCCAACAGAAGGTACAACAGTTAGAGCTGATAATGAGACGACTTGTATTTATGTTTACTTAAATGCCGATTATCCGAGTGGAACTTGGACTAAACAAGATTTTGTTGTAGATCCATTTGAACCTCTTTGGAATATTGAACCATCAAAGACAATTAATGTTGGAACTAATTCTGAGTATTTGATTTATGGTGATTTGAATGTTGATGGTGTCGTCAATACATGGGGTAAGGTTGTTGTTTTGAATGGTGCTATTACGGGTAGTGGTTCGGTAAATATTTTAGCAGGTGGTTCTGTTCAACAAGTAGATATGTTGACTGAAATATATGGTGGAACTGGAATCTCAATTGAGGCAACTTCGTTAAGTACGAGAAGTGTGTCAGTTGATATTGTTGCTGGTTCTGGGATTACCTTATCAAATTCAGGTAATTCTTTAGTTGTTTCAGCAATTGGTTCTGCAACGGCGAGTGGTGCTACAAAATATGTTATTCAGTCAACTGAAACTATTACTGTTCCTGATTATGAAGAGTATTGGATATACGGTGATTTAACTGTTTTTGGTACTCTTGATATTGGAACATATGGTAAAGTAGTAGTGGCAAATGGTAATTTTATAGCTGCCTCTGGATCTTTGGTGAATAACATGGGTAATGTTGAAGTCTATGATTTATTGACTGTTACTGATGATAACTTGAAAGTTGATATTACAGAGATTAAATTTGGTAAAGCTGGTAGAATTCTTTTTGAGAGTGAGTTGAAGTATATTCCTTTAACAGGAACTTATGCTCGTGTTTTAACAGAATCAGATAATTTAGTTTATTCAACTTCTAGTGCTTATTTAACTGCAACATACTCATCTGGTTTGGATAACTATTTAGGTATTTCTACTAATGATCCTTTAAAAAAGGTTCATATAAGAAATTCAGGTCTTTTAATTGATGGTTCTGAGGCTGAACAAGATGAGACAGTAGGTGATCAGAATTGGGCAAGAATTGTGGTCGATACTAGCACAAGTAATGTACAAGATATTTTAGACTTTAGAAATGATCAAGGTAGAGTTTTATTTGTCTCAGGTGCAATTGAAGGTGGGAATAGATATCCGAGTGTTTCGATAGGTACATCTTCAACTGATAAATTGTTTCAGATTACAGATTATTATAGCACTCATACATTTTTAGAATTAACAAGAACCGGTTCATTTTCACAAATAAACACTAATGGATTCAAGTTGATTAATAATGATTTTGATGGTGTTTTTGCGACAGTTTCCGGTGCTGGCGCTTATTATGATGATGGAGTTGCTGTTAAATTCGCTGGAGTGGCAGATAACACAAATGGCGGTGGGACTTTTGGTTCTGTATTAGCATCTATTGATAGAAGTAATGGTTATCTTAATCAAATTGCTGTTCAATCAGATTATGCTTATATTTCAGTAGAAGATACTGTAAATGGTATCGTTTCTGATGTATTTGCATATACTCATAGTTTAAGTTTGGAATATGTTTCAGCACCTTCCGCTACAATTGAGGAAATTACACTAAGTGATTATGGTATAAAGAATACTATAACTGGAACTTTTTCTATACAGGATATAATTGGCAATGATTTGGTATCAGTTTCCGATACTGGAACAGTTTCAATTTATGGTCTCACTAACAGTTCAGATACGAATGTTGTCACTTGGAACTCAACAACAAAGGAATTAGGAGTCAGAAATTATTCGAGAAATTTCGTTTTGACTAGAGAAATATCATTTGAAACGGGGGAACAAGGTATATATATGATTGTAGTCCCTGATAAATGTAAATTGATATATCCTGTTGTTAGAGTGACAAAAGATATTGCTGGTACTGATAATGCTACTATTACTCTTCAAAATGATGCTGGCACTACTATGACAGGTACAGCAGGAGTAATAACTCTATTAGCATCTACGACATTTGGTTCACAAGTTAGTGGATCCATTACGGGTAATAATACATTTGGAGCTTCAGGAGACCAAATTAGAATAGTAACAGCTAAAACCACTGCTGGTGGAAAATGTTCTATTGATTTACTTTTCGAGCTTGAGGATTAATTAGTTTCGAAGGTGAGTATTGTAGTAAGATTCTCTTGACTAAAACCATGTAAAGGTTTCCCACCTTTCTTTAAATAATCTTGATAAATTTCTTGATAATCATCATAAGTATAAATCTTCGAATCTATTTCAGAGTAAATTACTTCAGTATCATCAGTTGAAATTGTACTGTTTCTAAGTTTTATAGAACCATAGTTCGGACCCATTGGTCCGACTGGTGCAGTTGTTCCCCCACTAGCACCACCAACTGTTTGGTCACCAATTGGAATATTTCTTTCATTAAATTGTTTCCAGGATTTAATCATTCTTTATTGGTAATTTTTCAAAAAACTCATCTTCCATCTCTAAAGAGAATTCATCTTTATTTGTATTGTAGATTATATTGTAGAGTATATTATCTTTTAATTTGACTTTTTCTCCATTTTTAAGAGTCATTATAGAAATTTCATCTTCATAGTTATTATAAATTTGAGCAATTTGAATTCCAATTTTACCATCTCTATCAAATAAATTACAAATTACCTTTTTTCCTTCATCTAATAGATTAGATATTTTGGTAAAAGTAGTTTCTTTGGATAATAATCTATAATCCATTAAATCCTCATCCGATGTTTGGTCATAATGATCCAGGAATTCCTGTTCAGTTTTAGATAATTTTATCTTATTAGATATTTTATCTAATATTTGATTTAATCGAACTTCTTTAAGAGATTCGTTTAATTTGAAATAAGATATGAATTTCTTGAACGTCATGATGTTATTTCTATTTTTCATATTCTATATATTAAGAATGATATCATAATTTATATATACTCTACAAGATTAAGTTAATTAAATGGATAAACAATTATTAGCAGCATTAGACAACCTTTCAATCGCTTTAGAGATGCTAACCGAATCTCTTAGTAAAAATAAAGAGGCAAAAAGTCCTACTGCCACTGCTATGCAATCTGGTAATTTTGGAGAACAATTGAAAGAAATTAATAAAGGAATTCAAGAGTTAAAAGATGATAATAAAAAGATTTTAGATGATACTCAAACCATTATAAAACTCCAGAAAGAGAAGAAAGATAGTTCGATGAATGTTTTCGAAGGAGCAGGTAAGGAAAATAATAAAAAAATGTTAAAAGATGGAATATCTGTGGTAGTTCTTATTGCTGGTGCTGTTTTGGCGATTGGATTAGCTTTCAAATTAATTGGAACAGTTGATTGGAAGTCAGTTTTGGCTATATCAGTTGCGCTTCCAATGATTGCTTTTGCCTTTGAGAAAATGGCAAAAATAAAAGATTTAACTCCAGGTAAGGTTCTAATGATAGGATTATCAGTTGTTGGTTTATCTATTGCTATTATGTTATCATCAAAAGTTTTAGGTCTTGTTACACCCATAAGTTTATTTCAAGCACTGACTGTTGTTTTTATAGCAACGGCATTTGGAGCAGCAGCTTTTGGACTTGGTAGTCTTTTGAAGGCTTTCAAGGATATAAAGGTAGCAGATGCCTTGAAAGCTTCTTTAGTTTTACCTTTAGTCTTATTAGCTGTTAGTGTTGCAATTGCAGCTTCTTCAGTTGTTTTGCAGGCAGTTCAACCAATAGGTTTATTTCAAGCCTTGACTGTTGTACTTATTGCGGCCGCATTTGGTGTCGTTTCATATGGTTTAGGTAAACTTATTTCAGCATTTAAGGATATCTCACCTGGTGATGCAGTAGTTGCAGCATTTTTAATGCCGGTAGTATTGATTGCTTTAAGTTATGCCATAGTAGAGACTTCTAAAATGTTTCAGTCCATAGTGCCAATTGGATTATTTCAAGCATTGACCGCTATTCTAATCTCTGCAACTTTTGTTATCTTGGCTTACGCTGTGAAGCCACTTATGAAAGGTGTAGAGGGTGTAACTTTAAAACAGATTGGTATGGGAACACTTGTTCTATTAGCGTTGACTGCTGCTGTGGTTGGTGCTTCATGGTTAATGATGGGTCTAAAACCAGTTTCTTTTTCCACTATTGCGAAGTTTCTATTTTTATCAATTAGTCTTTCGGTATCAGTTATTGCTTTGGCTTTAGCGGTTAAAATTGTTAATAAACTTGGAACTCCGAAAGATTATATTCAGGGTGGTGCTTCAATTGTTATAATGGCAACCACTATAATGTTGAGTTCTTTGATGATTTCTAAGGGTAATTATAGTAATTATCCAGGATTATTTTGGAGTTTATTCTCAGGATTGGCAATCGCGGCATTTACCTTAGTAAACTGGTTAGTTATAAAGTTAGGAAGGGTAAAAGACTACATTCAAGGTGGTATATCAATTGTGGTTATAGCGACGACAATTATGATTACTTCACATTTGATATCAGCCGGTAATTATACTAACTATCCACCATTAATGTGGTCAATTGGAACAGTTATAAGTATAGGATTATTTGGAATTGCCGCGGTTCTTTTGGGTACATTCTTGATGAATCCAACATTTTATATGGGACTGGCTGTAATTGTTATAATAGCTGCAACAATTGTTGCGGTTTCATACATTCTTGGGACTGGTAGTTATGAAAAATATCCAACATTTGGTTGGTCAATGGGTGTTGGTTTGGCACTTGGATTCTTCGGATTGACAGCTATATTATTAGGTACTCAAGTTTTCAATCCATTCTTTTATGCCGGTCTTGGCATGATTGCTGTTGTTGCACTTGCAATTGTTGGTGTTTCTTACATTTTTGAACAAGGATCTTATAAAGTTTATCCTCCATCCAGTTGGGTTGTTCCTACTATGTTAATACTTGGAAGTTTTTCGGCAATGGCCGTTTTACTTGGTATAATAGCTCCAATAGTTCTTTTGGGAGTTGCCACCGCTTTGATTATTAGTGGTTCAATAGTTGCTATTGATAAAATATTTCAAATGGGTTCCTACAAGGTTTATCCACCTGACGAATGGGTTAATTCAACTATGATGTTGATAGGTAAGTTTGCCATAATGTCATCTGTATTAGCATTAGCTTTACCTTTAATTACCCTGGGTACAATTTCAATATTATTGATTGTTGGTGTGATTTATTTAATTGATAAAGTGTTTACTAGTGGTAAATATCGGAAATATCCAAATGAGGTGTGGCAAAGAGGTGTGACAATGACTATCAATAAATTTGCCAGTTTAATTAAAGATATAAGAAAAAATGTAGGATTTGGAGATTTAATTTTTGGAATTTTGAAGATTATTGGACTGGCAGAGTCAATAGTTAAAATTGATAAAATATTTAGTGAGGGTAAATATGAAAAGTATCCTAAGAAAGAGTGGGTTGATGGTTCAATGTATGCTCTTGAGAAAATGAGAGACTTGGTAGGTAAACAAAGTATGTTTGCTGCAATTGGTGAAGCTATTGGCAACTTTTTTGGAGTTGGAGGTAAATCAACTGTGATTAAATTAGCCGAGGGCATTCTTCAATTGGATCAAGTATTCTCAAAAGGTAAATTTCAAAGTTATCCTTCTAAATCTTGGATAGATGGAATACAATATGCTTTGAATAGATTCCAGAATATGTTAGGTGGTAAAACTTTTATGGAATCTCTAAAGTCATTGGTTGGAATGGATTCAAATTCAGCTCTTATATCTCTTGCTAAATCAGTTGGTCATGTTGCGGAAGCTTTTGCTAAAGGAGATTATACTAAGTATCCAAAACCTGAGTGGATAGATGGTACAATATATGCTCTTCAGAAATTTAAGTCTATATTGGGTATGTTGAATTTTGATGATTTGGGTTCTGGGGGCATTATGGGATCAATAACTAGTTTATTTGGTGGTAAGAGTCCGTTAGAACAAGCCGTTTCTAATATAACGCTATTAGCAATGGCATTTGAGAAGTTAGGTTCAGCTATGAGTTCTTTCTCAAATTCTATTCAAGACTTAGATGTTGAGAAACTTGGATTGGTTAAGAGTATGTCTAATAACGTCATCTTGCTTTCACTTATGGATCCTGATATGTTAGAAAGTGTTCTGACTAAGATAGAAGAAAAGGGTGGAATATTTGCTGAATTAATTAAAGATTTTGAAGGTAAAAAAGAAACTTCTCCAACCGCAACACCAATGAAAGTGACAACAACCGGAACAAAACAAAAAACAGAAGGTCAAATTTTAGCTGAAAAAATAGATGGAATGACAGCTTTACTAGCAGATATATCAAGTGTTGTTGGTTCTAAAGGAGCTTTGAAAAATTATTTACTTTCAGTTAAAGAAAATCAATTGAATTCGTCAGGAAATGCTCCAAGTACAAGTCGTTCAGATAAAAGACTTAAAAATATATTGAAGAAAGTTGGTCAATCTATTAGTGGTATAAATATTTATCACTTTACATACACATTCAATCCAAGGATTATTTACCAAGGTGTTATTGCTCAAGAGTTATTAAATACTCCGTTTGAACATGCTCTAGTTATAGATAAAAATGGATTCTATTCGGTTGATTATTCTAAATTAGATGTTCAGTTTAAAAAAATATCAACATCTGATACTTTTTGATATATAAATATATATGAGTATTTTAAAAGATTTGAGATTATTTTTTTCTTATAAATCTTCTATTCGTAAGAATAAAGTTCGCCTTCAGGGAGATTTCAATATGAGAATTGATAATGCTGATAGGATGTATACCGTTTTAAATATACCCTCTAATTTGGTAGAGGAACCTTATAATTTAAGAAAGGAAGATATTGATAAGATAGCTCAAAATTACATTAGAGATTACATTAATGAGTTATCTACCTTTCTAAATTCAATAGGTATATCAGAATTATATGATTTCTATGAACCTATCAAAAAGGTTGATAAATATTCCTATTTAATAGTGATTGGATATAAACAATTAGACTCAGTGGAAATTAATAAGATTTTATATCGGGTAATATTACCAATTATTTCAATAGTTGGTTTAATTTCTTTCACATTTTGGTTGTGGAAAGTATAAACAAATTTTTCAATTTTTCTTATAATATAAAAAAAAATCTATAAATGAGTAAATTTTACGAAGTTTCTGAGGACTCTCAAAAAGAGTTCTTCAACGTTTTCAACAAAAAATCTTTTCCAATTTCAGTTGGTATCCAATTCATTGGATCTGAAAAACAAAAACAATTGATTAAAATATCTAAATTGGCTGATCAACATGCCTTTCTTTTAAATAAGGAGTTGTTAGTTTCAGTTAATGAGGATCTATTTAGTGTGTTTGATGAGGTGTCAATTTATATCCTTATTGAGCAAGAGATTGATAAAATTTCTATTGAGACTGAATCTGGTAAAATAAAAATGATTAAGCCAGATTTAACAACTTTCTCATCTTTAATCACTAAATATGGAGTAGAAAAGGTTGCTAAGGCAAATCAAGTTGAGGAGTTATATCAACAACAAAAAGCTGATGGTGCTGAAGAATTTACCTTTTAAATTAAAAATAAATAATTATGAATATATCAAAAACTTATATCAGTGCTCTTACTAAAAAGTATGAAGCTCAAATGGAAGAAGCAAAGGCAAACTTAGCTTTATATCTATCAAACTCAAATTTAGCAGCAATTGGAGAACACTCTGACTTATTATCTGAGCATGATAGATGGGTTGGTCAATACTGTGAGGCTAAAGATAAATTAGAATCTTTGAATCTTTTAATTGAAGAATTAGGATTAAAAAAATAATAAATAAAATGAATCAAAACGTACAAGTAAATACTGTAAAACCAGAATTATCATTTTTTGAAAATGATGTTTTAAATAGACTTTTGAATTTCGATCGAGAGCTTTTATTGGACTCTAAAGTTGAAGAAGTTGAAAACTTCATGAAAAATAATCCAGGACATGGATTATCAGAAGAATATAAAGATGTTCTTTATGGAAATGCTCAAAATTTATATAATGAGTATAAAAAAGCTTTAAGAGATGTTAAGTTTAACTTCTACTTAAACAGACCACAATATAATCTTTTAACTGATTTACTTTTGAAGAAGTTAGAATATGATGTGAATACTGTTTTCATCGCCATTGAACTTACTGAACTTCTTGGTGGTATGGAAGGAACTAAGTATCAAAATGATACTGAGATTAAGTTATTTGAGGTTACAGCAACTGAATTGACTTATATCTACCATCTAATTCAAAATCATAAGGTTAAAGGATTAGCTAAGGAGGCTTATGTATTTTCTAAACTTCTTGTTAGAATTGGTGAAGTGTCTAAGGTGATTAATTATTATGATGCAACTGCAAAAAGATTACCAGAAGAAATATCTCAATGGGCTTTGAGAATGGATGCATCTGATGTGATGTTATCGGAAGTACTTCCTAAATCAGAAACACAATTACAAGATTAAAAATTAAACCCTCTTCGGAGGGTTTTTTATTAGATGAAAGATAAAATTAAAAAGATTAAACAATTAAGAAATAGTAGAAATAATACTATTAATTATAGTCAGTATATATCTGAATCTATTGATAAATCTATTTCTTACACTGACTATTTGAGTCAGAACCTTTATATTGATAATCAAACTAATGTAAGTTATTCGGAATATTTAGCTGAAAAAATTAAGCCTTAAATTCTGAAAATCTAACTAGGTGTGTTAGTGATTCTTCAACTTTTGTAACTTTTTCTGGTAATCCTTTGTGTTTAGTTTTAGCAAAATCTTTAAGAGATTTAGTACCTTTCTTTTTTCCTTTTTTCATGAAAGATTTAGCCACATCTTTAATCACTTTTGGTGCGTCTTTTAATTCACCCTTTGCGTAGGCATAAGCGGCTCCTAATAGTTTTTGTTGTGCTTTCGATTTGGCTGGCATGTTAGTAATTAATTTAATCTATATATTTAATATTAATATTTAAAAGTTCTTTCCCGTATTTTATGGACAGTTCTTTTCCTTTTTCTGTGAGAGTTATTAACTTACCTTTTTCATATTCTGATAATTTCCAAATACCATCATCTTCATATTTTTTTATGAAAGCCAATCCGGATTTACTTAAATCTTTAGTATAGTATCTACTTCTTTTGTTTATCAAAATGGCTAATAATTTTAGTTTTAAGGCTATTTTATATTGAGAACCTCTATACTCTTTTTTAACGGACATTACTTCGTGATAGGGTATTTCATCATCTGAGATACTGAATATTACACGACCAGCTAATACATCACTTTGATATGCTTCGATACAATAGGTATCATAATAATCTTTTGGTCCTACAAAAATTATTTCTTCTTTAGATTCTTTTATAAACTGTTTAAATTTGTTAATCATTTCTATTTTTTATTTTATAGGACAATGTGATGCTGACCAAATATATTTATAATTTCGTTTGATTTTAACACCTAATTTTTCAGCTAAAGTGACAACATCTTCTAAACATTCTGAATCAGAACCACCCACTATTTCTACGGTTTTACTTTTTAATGATTGTAAAATATCATAAAGCTTTTTAGGAGAGTGAAACCAAACGTGATTATTACCTATGTAAACAATAACGGTTCCTTCTTTGGTCGGAAACATATCACCCTTCTTTAATTGTTTCTTTTCTTCTAGATCTGAAATTTTATCATAAACTTCTTTATCTAATATCTTCTTATAGAAATCAGCATCAACTTTATAGTTATATCTTTTTTCTATTCTTTCTTTTACGTTGGGAAAATTGTAGAACTCATCTGAAATAGGAATATCCGGATTCTCATCATATAGATAGTCTTTATCTACATTTTTACCTTCGTGATGATTATCAAATATCTGATAAACATTTTCAAAATTATTACAGTATTTTGTTAATTGATTAATATACATTTCGGTGAAGTACTTACTAAATGCTTTCTGTACGTCAACAATTATTAGATATTTAATTCCGTTGTAATTTTCAAAAGTTTTAATCCATTTCATATAGTATATATAAAAAAAGAAACGAAACACTTTTGATGTTTCGTTTCAGATATTTTTAAATTTAATTATCTAATTAAAGTGGAAGTTCTTCTTCACCACCTTCTTCTTCACCTTGACCTTCTTCTTCTTCACCTACTTCTTCAAATTCTCCTTGTCCTTGAGACTGTCCTTGTCCTTGAGCCTGTCCTTGTCCTTGAGCCTGTCCTTGTCCTTGAGCCTGTCCTTGTCCTTGAGCCTGTCCTTGTGGTTCAGCTTCTGTTTGAACCTGAACTTGACCTTGACCTTGTGGTTGAACTTGAGTTTGACCTTGTGGTTGACCTTGTCCCTGAGTTTGAGCTTGTGGTTGAGCTTGAGCCTGTCCTTCTGGTGATCCTTGTGCATCACCTGTTAAAGCACCGGCAGGAACCTGATCAACATTAGTGAAATTAAGGGTAACATACTTTACAATTTCTTCTGCGATATCTATATCACCAAAGAATTGTCTTAAATTTTTTCCAGTATTATCTTTTACTTTTTTAACATATGCGTTAATAAGAGATTGAGGAATATCAATCAAAGTTCTTACTTTATAGATATCGTTCACTTGAAGAACGGATTCTTTAATTATTTCATCTTTTCTCTTGTTATTGCGATAAGATTCAAATTTTCTAATGTGTTTCATCCTATTAAGATATTTTTTATAACATATATATTACTTATAAAAAGTCATTTTTTGTTATTTTGTTCCTAAAAATATACCAAGAAAAATTGCTATTGCAGAAACAACACCAGTTGTTGTCCACCCAGCTATTCCTTTAACTTTTGCTTTAGTTAGATCTTTTTTTAATCCTTTAATGATTGTTGAATCATTATTTCTTTGTTGTTCACATAAATCAAGTCTGAAAAGTGCATTAGCTACTTGTGATTTGAGGTCTTTGACCATATCATCTTGCTTTTTCATGGCTTCGTCTTGTTTTGTCACTTTGTAGTTTAAAATTGTAATTTTATCATTCATATTATTGATAACACCTACATAGTAAGTATCCAAACTATCGCATTTAATTGAAAGTTTTTCAAATAAACCTAACAGTTCTGTATTATTGTCTAATTTTTGAACTTGTTCGATAGTTAGAAGAATGCCGATTGTATCACCATTTTGAACATAGTATTGTGGTAAATCTGCTTTTACGAAAGATGTCTGTGAGAATCCTAACATAACTGTTAAAATTAAACCTAAGGTTAGTAATAAGCTTTTCATAATTATTTCGTTTTTTCTTTTATAGATTCCAAAAGATTATCACCAGTTCTTTTAATTGGATTATCTCTTAGTTCTTGAATTTCGGCTTTAGTTTTTGATATACCAGCTTTGAAATCTTTCAAATCTTTATTTGCTTTAACCAATTGAGCTTCTTTGTCTTTTAGTTTTAAATCTAAAGCCTTTATATCAACCTTAATTTTTTCTAAATCTGTTGAATCCTCTTCAAACTTTTTTTGAAGCTTTTCAAAATCACTTGCAAGAATATCTTTTTGTTTTTGTAATTTTTTGTTTTGTTTTTCAAGAGCTATCCTTTCTTTTCTATGATTTTCACCGCTGAAATACCATTGTGTAAAAAATATTCCAGCTATTAGAAATAGAATCACAATCATAATTGATTTTATGTCCAGTGTATTTGACTCTGGCTTCATAAATAAACTTTTGAGTAATGTTTTCATTTTTTAATTATTTTTTGTATATTAGCTGACTTAATATATATCTATAAATTAATCTCTCATTTAGATGAAAAAAATAGTTAGCTTTGACTTTGATGGTACAATGTGTTTCACTCCTGAGCCAATAGAAGGTGAAAAAGTGTGGCAGGAAAAAACAGGTACCGTTTGGCCCTACACCGGATGGTGGTCAAAAAAAGAAACACTTGACCAGAATATTTTCCATATTCCGATTAATCCATTTGTTTATAAAAAATACTTAGAAGTGGTTGCTGAAGATGAAACTATGGTCATTTTGGCTACTGGTCGTTTGATTAAACTACAAAGAGAAGTTGAAAAGGTTCTAAAATCTCATAATCTTGAGTTTGATTTAATCGCTTGTAATAGTGGTGGTGAAACTTATCGTTTCAAAACTAAACTTTTTGAAGATTTAATTAATAAATATAAACCAGAAGTTTTTGTCATGTATGATGATAGACACGATCATCTTGTTCAATTTGAAATGTGGGCAAGATTTCAACCATGTCGTGTTGAGATTATTGATGTGACTAAATCTGACAAAACCCCTTTGATAATAAACTCTACTAAATAAAATATGGCAACAATTACAAAAAAGAAAACTAAATCAGAAGTCGATCAGATTTTATCTAAACCCTTTAAAATCATACTACATAATGATGATTTTAATTCTTTTGATTGGGTAATCACTTGTTTAATTAAGATTTGTGGACACGAGTATGAACAGGCAAATCAAATCGCTCACCTAGTTCATTTCAAAGGTGAATGTGATGTTAAGTATGGTGATTTTGAAAAGCTTTCAATTCTTAAGGAGAAGTTACAAAATGCTGGTCTTTCAGTCACTATCGAGGCGGTTTAATATTCTATTAAAGTTTCTAGGTGTATCATAATATTCTTTAGAGTTTATTATAAATTTTAATTTTTTACCAGTTCCGTATGTTATTGTATTTGGATCAATTTCATTAAATTTTGAAATATATTTCAAAATTTGAGGATGTGTCTTACATATAGAATTTTCAGAATTTACTTTTTGGGATGAACAAAAGTGACAATTTGTTCCTTTTAGTCTATTTCTTAGCGTTGTTTCATATTCAGAGTTGCATTTATCACATATCCATTTGTATTTATGTGTTTTCATGGCTCTTTCAATAGAAATGATATTTGTATTGCTCCATGATCTAATAATTTCATCTGGTATTTGGTGGTTTCTTATTTTAGATTCAATACTTACATTAAGATCCAGTTCCTTAAAATCTATTTTCAAAATTTGACATATTTTCAGTATCGACTCTTCGGTTGACTTTTTTGACGAATTTTTCTGTTTAATAATTACTACTCTACTACAATTGGGTAATTCTGGTAAGGGTTTAAGTAGGTTTCTTTTATAGTTCCACTCTTTGCATATTTCTGGATATTTTTCTAAAAGATTCATAATTTATATATTTCATCAATCCAATCCCCAACCTTTACGAGCTTCTTGAATTCTTCTACTAGATGTTAGATGTCTTCTTTTAACATCTAGTAGTTGTTTATAATCAACTCCCTCTGTATATTCAATTCTTTTTAAGACTTCATCAATTAGATTTTGTATTTCGGTGTTTTGTAAACCTGTAAATAAATCCTCTACAATGCCCTTAAAGTCATTCTTACCATAAATTGCTGTTAAGTTTACAAGTGTCATTACTGTATCATCGTGTGATGAACCATCTGCTGCATATCTAATGTTTCCAGCAGATGTTGTGTGTTTTATGAATGTTGTCATTTCTTGGATAGTTTCGTGTTCACTTACAATAATTGATCTATTGTGTAAACGGTCTTGATAATCTTTAACCATTAAGTTTTTATTTTCACCTACTTTCAGACCAATCTTTTCTTCTAAAGCATCAACTCTATGTTTAAATCGGAAAAATACACCGGATCCATAGTCATTATTTCCACCGAAAACATTTGGTAAGTGAGCTAGTAACTCATTGCCATAGGTATTCACCTCTAAAACCGATTTAACATTATCTGAATTAAAATGTTCAAAAGATAAGAGATAGACTATTTCCGCCAAATCAGCCACAGATATAATATTACATCTGTAAATGCCAATCTGTTCTAATCTAACAAAATCTAAAACATCTTTATAATTAGCTTTTTGTGAGTTTATTAAGTCAATTGGCTTAGGAACCATTTTGAAAATATTGATAACTGAGTAGTCTAATCCCAATCCTTCAGCAACATCAATAGATAAGACTATTTTGTAATCTTTTCTTAATTGTGAATTATAAACCGATTCATCGGTTGACCATTTTAGGTCTTGATATGAGAATCTTAACTTTCTATCGAATTCGTCAATAGGTTTCCATTCAAATTGTTTTTTGTTTCTGGTTAATTCTTCAATAAGTGCCTCATCTAATAAGCTTCTAGATGAATTGATGAATCTTAAATCAAATTCTTGGTTGAAAGCTTCTTCACCACCAATATCTTTTATTGTTTCTTTTTTCCAAGTTGTAATCTCTGTGATTTGTGGTAGTTTTACTTCACCAATTGATTCTCTGATAATATCATCTTCAGAACAATCAACCGAATTGAATACATTAATAACCCATTTTTTCAATTCTTCGTTATAGTATAACTCTGAGTTGTTATTTGGAAATCTTTCTTTTAGATGATTTAAAACCTGTTCAGATGTTATATTGAATTCTTCTAACTTCTTAGTATTCAACCTAATGTAAGTTACAAATCTTTTTGGTACTTGCCACCAATAAACTCTTTTAGCTACATAAGATGATTTCTCACCTTCTGGCTTTTCAGCTTCCATAAGTAGTTTATGGAACAGATTAAATCCACTTGGTGTGGATGTTATGATAATTTTAGAGTTGTCAATGTTAGCAATGGTTGGGAAAACAGATTTATAGAACTTATCGGCAATATTATCTGGTAGATAAGCAAACTCATCTAGATATAGAAAGTCAGCAGATTGTCCAATAGAAGCTGTTTTGGTTGTGGCAAATCCTTTAATTCTACTTTTGTTTTCAAAAACTCTAAATTTTTGGTTCCAGTTAAGAATACCTTGTTGAAGAAAAAAAGGTAGTCTTTGATATATCTCTCCGATTTTATCAAGTACTTCAACTGCGGTATCTAATTTATTGGCGGTTACAAGAACGTTTTTATTATTATTGAAAAGAACAAAGTGTAACATCATAATAGATGATGAGATGGTATTGTGTGATAATATACCGTTTGTGTAGTATCTATGGTTTATGTGATCTATTGATAAGTCAAACATAGATGATTTGAATTTATCTTTTTTAATAAGTAAAACCTTTTCTAATCCATTTGTCGTTTGTATTGATTGACCTACTTTCAGGTCCTTGACTCTTATTTGGCTAAATTTATCATCAAATACTAAGTGGTTGTCAGCGCAAACTAATCTGTGTGTGTCTGTATTAAGAATATAATTTGTGTATGGTTGTGTTATATGAATCGAATCAACATTTTCAAATCCTGTGTCAGTTGATGTTCTATATCCATCAATTGAAATAGAACTTAATATTTTTTTTGAGTCATCATTTTCGTCTAATTTAATATTTCTATATTCTATTTTTTCGATGACCTGAATACAAAATTTGAGAGTGTATATTATTATTGATTTAAAAAATTCAAACATTTTTCTATTATTTCTTTTTTGTTCTTTTTGAATTCAGAATCCCAGATAACTAAAACTTTGAATCCCTCTTCTTCAGCAACTCTTATTTTCACGGCATCTTTTTCCCATATTTCTTTGGATGTAGGACCATTTTCTTTAAAAAATGGGTGTGGATAATCATCTTCTTTAAATTTTTCTGGATTCGCATGAAAATAATCACCGTTGTATTCTATTATTTTCATTTCATTGATATCAACAAAGTCGTATGAGTAAAACTCCTTTCCTTTTATTGATAAAAAGTATTCTTTATTTTTTGTTGCAAAATATACTTTATTAAGTAATTCATTTTTTTGATATCCATTTAATACTTCATAAAATAATTCTTGACTGATTCTTGAAAATCCACACTTCATATTTCCATTTTCCAATAGACTTTTTTGCCATTTAGATTGTCTTTCTGAGAATATTTTAATTCCCTCTTCTTCTCCATATTTATCTATACATTTTTCTAAATTAAATGTGGATTGTCTTTCTTTTCTTTTTATTAAAGACTCTTCTTCTGAGAATCCTCTATCCATCCAGTATGATAGTTGAGTGCTGTTGGATTTATATTTATTTATATTTGATATAAATAAATTTCTTTCATCGTCTGATTTCCAATTAATAAAATTTTTTGAAAAAGGACTTCTAGATTTTCTCTCTTCTTCTGTTGTCCTACTTTTATGATTTGGATTATTCTCACCAGAAAACATCTTTGAAAACATTTTTTTATAAACTTCACTCTTCATGTGTTTTCCTGAGTTTTTAGAGGTTGATTTTAGATCTTCATTCGCCATTATGGGAGCATCAGGAAACATTTTTTTATATTCTTTTGTTGTTATGTTTCCATGTTTGAATTTTAAATGTTTTCCGTATATCCTCTTACACTTTTCTCCACATATCCTACAAGTTACTAATTCATTATTATCTATTATTTCAAAACTCATATAAACTTTTTTATTTTATATATTAAAACGATGGCTTCCCCTCAATCAGGAAAATAGTATCATATATTTTTATTTTAATCCTTTCTAATATTGATAATTTTCTTTGTTGAGATATCATAAAATAGTACAATTTTCCTACCCTTGTGTAAATTTTTAATCCGTTTTTCTCTATCTCTATTATGGTATTAAAATTGGAGCATTTACCTGTTTGTCTACTCGCCATTAGAATATTAAATCGGTTGTTAAAGAAGTTATCTAAGATTTCTTTTTGATAGTCTCTCAATCTTAATTGTACAGGCTCACCTTTTTCACCTTTAACCCAACAGTATTTCTCAGCGAAATGGTGAATATCCATTTTACATTTTACATATTCGTCAATTTCAGTAGCTGACATTCGGAATGTTAACCCGGCTTTTCTTAGTCCAATTGTATTCTCATAGAAAGGATTTTCTATACGACTCAAAACAAAACCGTTATTAATCTTTTCAGAGGCTTCATCTATCATTTTTGTGTTCCAAATTATTTGTTTTGACATAAAGGAAATAAACTTTTTTATATATACTTTACATATATATACAAATACTACATTCACTTATGGCAGGCACACAATCAAAACTAGAAAAAGAGAAAAGCAGATTAACTGATGAATTTGATTTAATTCAAGAGGAAAATAAAGAGTTTGATATCAGTCAACATTTAGCTACAATAGATGATCTACCAGATTTGGGTCAAATTGAACTTTATGATTATGATGCAGACTTAACAATGGTTAGTCAAAAAGGTATGGAAGTACTTGAGTCATTGGTTGATTTATATCTAGGTGAGTTTCCGGAACTCAAACACAATGCCTATATCAGAAATAAAGTAAAAGAGGATTCACTTGTATATGCTGAAACTCTTTTCTTACAGAAAATGACTCGCAAAAACTTTCTTTCTCAATTACGACAAGTTGATAATGGTGATAATTCAGCAAGAATGCACGAAGTTATTAATCAAACTATTAGAGAGGTGAGAGAAAACTCTAAATTTGCCTCTACAATGAGATCGGATTTAGAAAAATTCTATAAAGATTTCCGTGTTGATTTAATTGAAGTAGCTGATAAGATGAAACAAAACAATACACAATCTACTTCAAATGATTCAGAAGATGATGGTCAAGTGGTTGACTCTAAGAAATTGAATGATATGATTAACGAGGCACTTTTGAAAAAGAAAAGTTAAAACTTTCGAAATTTTTAATCACATTAGAATATTCTAACTGAACAATAGTTTCTAAAAATTTCTTGGATTTATTATGAGTGTATTCTTTTACCACTAAAACATTTTCCATATTTTTAATCTTATCTTTAACTTTTAATTTAACATCTTTTTCAGTTTTCATTAAGAGAGATTCCAAAACATTATTTATTCTTTTGGATAACTCAATAGCTGATTTACTATCATCATAGAAGGTGATTTGAGTATAGTCTTTTATTTCCTCATTTACTATCTTATCCACTTCAGTTTTCAAACCAATGAGATGTTGTAGAATGAGTTTAACTTTAAGATGAGCAATATCATCTTCATTGCGATTCATAAATGTTTCGGATATATAATAGAATTTTTTTATTTTTAAACCTTTTTCTTTTAAATCTTCCTCCAATTTTTGAATCTGTTTTTCGTAGTTTCTTTTATTATTCTTTGAACAGATGATATAAATATCATCGTCGGTGTTAATTATTGAATTAAAGACAGATAGATCAATTTGAAAAGGTATATTCTCAATTAGTTGAGGATTAAGATACTCTTGCATTGAAATAGCAAGATTTGAAAGATCTGCTCTGTATTTTTTTGCTGATAATTTGACTTTATTCATAGCTTCAATAGAAAGCCAGAATGTTTTGCCGTTGAATTCTATTTTATTATTTTGATTTCGATAGATTCCAGATTGAAATGTTTTGAAATCAGCAGGATCTATTTTCAAAATAGGAATATTAGGATTTTCCTTAGAAACAATCCAAGGTTTCGATTCGGTTTTTAAAATTATATCTAAGTCTATAAAATGGGAATTCATGATACTATATATTAAAAAACCCAGTCATTTTTGACTGGGTTTTAATTTAAGCTATTCCTTTTTCAATTGCGAAGTTGTAAAGTGTTACCAGATTCAAATATTTTAAGAATCCTGTTCTTACATCTTTTAGTGTTTTAGATTTTTTCAAGATTGAAATAATAATGATTCCAAATTCTTCTTGAAATTCTAGTTGTGATTCATACCAGTTTTTTTTGTAATTTTCACCGTCTCCCCATTCTTTATCACCACCACTTAACCAATATAAACATTTTGAAGGATCGATATTATAGTAGTCAATGTCTGATATTTTTATATTCCAAATTTCATCATTCCATTTAGATTTTAATCTCATCAAAATTGCCACTGCTTCTGCTAAATCAGTTGTCAATTCCATACCTATTTCAAAGTAATAACCATTGTAGTCTTGGCTGATTTTAATCATCTCAGATTCCCAAACATTATTAGGTCTCATTACAGATACTTTCTTCTTTTTCATGTTAATTGGTTGTTTTTTATATCCTTTCAGATTTTAAATTGATTCCCGATTGCCATTTTCCCTTGAAATTTCCATCCTCGAATATTCCGTTTATGAAATTTCCATAGAAATTACCGGATTTGAAAATGCCATATTCCCAGTCACCAGAGTAGAAATCTCCCGAATGCCAAATTAGAGTGTCATTTTTAATCTCTATTTGAGCATTCTCGATTTCAGAGTCTAAGAGCCAGTAAAACTTTTTCAGGAGTAATTGTTTATGAATTTCATTTTGTGATTTGATTGCCTTGCCATCAATCACTAGTTCGGAGTATCTCATAATGGTTTAACCAAAATTATTATTACGTTATATATTGAGGTCTCGAAACCGATTTGGAGAGAATGTGGATTTTTTTTAGAAAAAATAAAAAACCCAACCTTTTGGGTTGGGTTTGTCTTTACTTTTTAAAGAATTATTTGGAATTATTCTCTAAAAAAGCTTTTTCATATCGATTAAGAGAGTTTAAACCTTTAGAACTAATTTTATCAAGAATTATGTCAATTGATAATTCTCCAACCTCTCTGTTGTATTCTATTGACTTTAGATTTTTTAGAAAATCTGTGAATTCATCTTGAAGTTGAATTTTCTTTTTGTTGTCTTTATGTGTATAAGCGATTATACTTTGAGTAGTCTTATCAAAAAAAACTTTTAAGTAGCCTTTTTCTTTGTGTTCAAAAATTTTCTGAGCACAAAAGTTAGTGATATTGTTATCAAGTAGCACCTTTTCAACTTCAGATACACTATTGAATTTAGTTAAATGTAATGATATGATGTTATTGTAGTTCATATGATGTTTGTTTAGTCAAATATACGGAATAATTTTCAAAAATGGAAAAATAATTTTAATATATATCATAAAAATACAATTCTTTTAATGAGAAAGATTTTAACAAGAGATCAATATTTAGATACTTTAAGAACACAGAACTATTCAAAGTTCACCGGCATTCCAAAGTCAAATGAGGCTTTTGCAAATGATGTTAATTGGGGAGACTCTTGGGTCGGTAGATTGATAAACTCTATAAAAAGGAAGGCTAAAGTTGCCATAAATTTGAGAAGAGTTGATTCTCTTGCAAAAAGACTAAGATCATTATTCGATGAGTTACTTGAAATAGGTAAAATAGTTGTGGATTCATCTACAATATCCTTTTTAACAACATTGACATATTTTGATGAATTAGCTGATAAGATTAATAACAAAGAGGATGTACAAGTTATAATAAGTCATATTGATATTATGATTTCTCAAATAAAGTCATATAATCTAGTTGATGGTGAAAAACTTATCGATAAATTAAATGAATTTAAGGACTTTTTGAAAGGATTAGAATCTGAGAAAGAAAGTAAAGAAAATGTTGAGTCTGAGGAAAAGTTAGTGTCAAATGTTGACGATTATTTTAAGAATTTGGAATTATTAAAAGAGGTTTTAAAGTTGGTTCAAGGTCCTTCTTCTCCAGCACCAGTTACACCATCTTCTGAAACTGGTGGTGAAGTTGGGAAGGGTGCAGGATTCAAAGAAGATGAGCTTAAAAATCCAAATATGGTAGTTTATAAAAACAAGGAGGGTCAAATTAAACCCAATATCATTTCAAAAGACCAATCCAAAATAGTTAGTGGTAATATAAGCTTGGAAACTCCAAAATTTGAGAATAATTGGGCAGGTTTAAAAAAGAATATTTTGAATGTTGTTCCTCCTGTTAAAATGGGTTCAAAAATTTCATTTATCAAAAATGGTCAGAAAATTATTGGTACAATAGTATCTATAAGTGATAAAAATGATACTATCAAGGTAAAAAGTGAAGATGGAAAGGAACACTCATTTGTAATGAGAAATACCGATTTCAAAAAAGTTGAATCTTTTATTTTTGAAGATACTACTCCAAATCCTGACGATAAGTCTAAAAAAGTTTTAGAAAAATTAAAAGGAGCTGCTAATATTCTAACTTCATCTAAAGATAAAGGTTTGGCTATTGATATTAAATGGATAGATCAGATTTTATCACTTAGAAATGATGAGAAAGTTCAAGAGTTAGCTACAGGATTGTACAAAACTATTTATGCTTATCTATTAGGTGATAAAAAACAAACTTTAAATCCAAATACTAGTGGATTGATGGAAGGTTTTGTCGATGATTATAAGTTAGATACAAAATATGGTTATGGTGTTGGTAAAACACAAATTGCTGCTGAAAAGATGGCACGATTTTACTATTTTTGTTTGAAATTCACAAGTGATAAACCTCTTGAATTGTCTAACGGTGATATTGGTGCCTATAAATTGATTGGAAATATAGGTTCTAAATTGAAAGAATTAAATGATTCTACAACTGAAATTCTTAAAAAGGAATTCAATGAAAAAGAAGAAAAGAAAGAAGTTGAATTCAAAGTAGGAGATGTTGTTAAATATAAACGAGATAATGGAGAAGAAGCTGAGAATGAGATAATAAAAGTTGAAGGAGATAAGATATTCTTCAAGGATAAGGAGGGTAAAGAATTCTCTAAGACGTTTGGTGAAATAATTTCTAAAGTAGATAAGAAAAATGAATCAGTTATAAGAAAATATAATCAATTCAAAAAGATTTTCGAAGCAACAGAAGGTGTTGATTATGATTCTATCTCAGATAAATTTAATGAAGTTTTTGATGATGATACTAAAGAAACTTTTAAAATTACAGAAGAAACCAAAGAAAGGTTGGAGAAAATTGTAACCGCAGGAGATTCTATTGTCATAACTAATTCAGATCCTATTATGGAGATAGTAAGATTATTTAATAGAGCTTGGAGATTACACACTCCTGGTAGAATTCCTTCTGGTAGAGGTGGTGGTAAAGTATCTATGTCAGTCTTTCAAGAGTATGAAAATCTTGGAGATGGTGGTGGTAGTCCAGATGATCCTGGTAATGGTCCTTATAGAAATATTGAATTATATGAAAAGTGGCAAGAAGCTGTTCTAAGTATATTAGGTGATACAAAATATAGAACTACTATATTTAGTGATGATGCAAAATTTGTATTTGTTAGTGGAGAGGAGCTAAAACAAGCAGTTTCATTGACTTCTATTACAAAGGGTGAAAATAAAGTAGATGTTGCTAAGTCAAAACCTTTAGGTAAAATTTTATTAAGGTTTATTAATAATCTTCTAGCTGATACTCAGATGTACAAAAAAGGTGGAGCGATGCCTAAGTTTATGGAAGAGTATTTCGGAATAAAAGGAGAAGATGTTGATAATTTGAGTTATGGTGGATTCCAGGATGTTAAAAATAACATTAAAACAAGTGAAGGTATAGTTACTCCTAAGGTTAAATTTGAGAGTTTCTCTGTTTCTGGCGGTGCTGGTGATTTGAAAACTTCATTAAAGGAAGGTGCTTTAAGTTCTGGAGATATTTTCAGATTGCAATTTAAAGAAAAGGCTACTAAGTATTTTAGGATAGTTAGTGATGATCAGAATAATAATTGTTTTGTTGAAGTTTTCAATAGTTTTCCATTAGAAAGAGTTCAGATATCAGGAATTCGACTTCAGATGCCGACTGATGTTAGAATCGCATCAATTAATGTTAGAAAACCAGTCAGGATAAATGATGTGCTTAATTTGAAACAATGTAAGTTTAATGTAATAAAGGACAAATTTGTTACTGGTTTTGAAGTCTTGAGTGTTGAAATTAAAAAATTTGAGATTCTGAAAACAGAAGAAGGTGATTCTTTTTCGGAGACTGATAAATATTTATCGCCTATAATTTTGAAGAAAATCAGAGAATCTGATTTGAAAAAATTAAAAAATGAAGTCAAACATTAGATGAGAATAGATAGATTTAGTGATTTTAAGGTTAATGAAATATTTGGTATAGGAAAGCCTCTACAATACGATGGTATTGCTAAAGAGAACTTTAAAAAACTTCTAGATAATTTGGAAGATGTTAAGGTGAACAAATACGCTGATTATAAAAGAGAAGTTTTAATTAACTTGAAAAGTGAAAAATCCAAAGAAACTAATGATAAGGTTCAGGAAGGACAAGTCGTTGGTCTAAAGAAAAAAAATACTTCAGTGTCATATAAGCCTCAGACTTCTATTCATGATGCAATTAAGAGTCCAGATTACTCAAATGTTACTAAAATTGAAATAATGAAAAATTATTCTAAACATAGAATGAGTAGTAAGATATTTGGTGTTGGTAAAGAGGATACTTATAGTTTATCTATAAATGGTAAACATTTTATATCTGATGTTCGTGGGGAGGAGGGTAAAGTTTTAGTATCCAATAAAATATCCAAAGCTTTTTGGGAATTGTTATCCGAGTTATCAGTAATACAAGAAGATTTTAGAAAGAAATTGATAAAAGAAGATGTTTATAAGAAAAAATTATCCGATTTGAAAAATAAATATACCAATTGGTTTAATAAACTAAAATAACTAAAAACCCCCAAATCTGGGGGTTTTTAGTTATATTAAATCAATATATAGAATTATGAAATTTCTTAAAGGTTTTAAACTATTCCTAGAGGCAGATGATGTAGAGATTCAAGAAACACCAGGATCAGATGAGTTAGTCAAAGATAATGAAAAGACTAATAAAGAATCACTTGATATGATTCAAAAGGATATTGCTTATTATAGATCGAAGAAAGATGTTATGCAAAAAATATTTGATGATTCCCAAAGACAAGATTCGGAAGTAAATATTGATTTACAAAAAAATGTTTATGCTAATGAAAAAGATGTTAAAAAAAGAAATCGATATCTCAAAGAACTTGAAAGTGTTTATACTTTAAAAAGAACAGCTGATAGATTATCAACTCAGATTGAAACTGATAAAAAAAGAGTAGATGAATTAACGAAACAAATGAATGATTTAAAAGATAGATTTAATCAATTAGATGACTCATCTCAAAAGGTTAAGGTTTCGGAAAGAATTGAAAAGAGTCGTGATTATTTAAAGACTTTAAATCAAACAATACTCTTCAACAATTCAGAATATGCTAAGATTGATAAAAATTACAAAACTAAGAAGACTAATTTCGAAGCGATGATGAAAGTAGAAGAGCAGAAAATTAAAAATCTTAGTCAAAAATAGAAAAATATGGTTTTTTCTATTTTATATATAACATAAATAAAAAATAAATTTAAAAATATGGCAATCCAAATCGGTAAATACAAAAGACCAGGAATCTTCATCGAAGAATTTGATAATTCAGTTATTTCAAGTCCGATTGTAGAGGGTATAACAAACACCATCATTGGAGTTTCCAAGAAAGGACCAGTTAACACACCTATTTTGTTAAAGACAATAGGTGAATTGGAAAATATATTTGGACCTCTTGATAGACAATTGGAAAGAAAGGGTTCTTTCTTTCATAGAACAATTTCTAAGATGTTGGAAACCTCTCCAATTTTTGCAATCAACTTGTTGCTAACTGATGATGCGCTTGATAGAATTGAGTATCAATCTCTTTCTGCTCAAACAACTGCTCAAAATGATATTGAAAGATTAGCTCCATATAGAAGATTTTTTGATACTACTGGTTTCTGGAAAAGAGATACAGAATCATTCATCAATATAACTAAAGCTGATCTTGATTATGAAAAAAGAGTTTTAAATTTTACAAACTTATCTGATAAGTATGTAACAATCTTTGTTTTCAAATCAAAGAAAGTTGGTTTTGATAGACCGCTTCTTGAGTGGTATGGTAGTATTGAAAAATTACCTCCTTATGTTAATCCTACCGATTTAGCATCTGACTATCTAGTGGATGTTGTTGTGATTGCTGGTGATTATTCTGATTATAGAAGTTTATCAGTTGATCCAAGATTTTCTTCATATTTCTCACCAACTGGTTTGAGAAAGGATCAAGTGATTCCATTTACAAATGATAGAAACATAACAACATTGGCTTATGCTGATGGATTGTCCCTAATACCTTATTTTAGAGATTTAAACGGTCAAAATATTTTTATTGAAACTGTAATTAATAGAGGAACAGACCAACATGGTGTTTTCTGTTCATTCAATGCTGATCTTTTTGAAACTGATTACCCAACAGGTTTAGTTGACCTTATTGGTAATAACTTAGTTGGTGATGACTTACTATCAAATCCACCAACATCTAACTTCACTAACTTGACAGAATTGGATGGTAATGATGGATCTGGTGATGGTGAGGTAAAAATCAAATTCCTTTCTTATGATGAAACAATCACTGAAAGTAATCCATTCGTTCAGACCGTTCTTGATAGACCAGGAAATGTTATGACATTATTTGGAACTCAGTCTAAACCAAGTGCTGCAGGAGATCATTCATATTTGAGTAATGATATGTCAGGTATTCAGGGAGGTGTTTTAGAAGGGTATGTTGATGTAAAGGAGAGAACTTATTGGTTTTCTGAGGGGTATGTAAATGACCTTTATTTATCAAATACTACCACTAGTGGAGCAACAATTTCTGTGGTATATGATCTTTTATCAAATCCTTTTCCTAATGGATATGCGATTATAAACGGAAATTATGTAGAAATTAGCAATACTCTATCTGATCCGAATGGTTCTACTAATTTGAATGGTAGAATTCAGTTAAGTTCAAGTTTCTATACTAACTTAACAATATCTGCTACAAAATCTTACTACTCAGCGTTTGTAGTGGATACTTCAGGAACTATAAAGTCTTATCAAACTTCAACTCCGAATACTAAGCCACTTGTTGCGACTACTGATATTGTTTTAGGTTATGCTTCGTTTTCACACTATGCTGGATCTTTTGTAACCTCTTCTGTAACATTTCATAATGTTACAATTGGCACAGCAAGTAATGGTGGAGATGATTCTTTCTTACCTTTAGTTGGTGGTGTAGATTATACTTATACTATCACAGGTTCAGCTTCATTTAAAGTTGAGTTCACGGACACAAATCAATCAATTTCTCCAAGAGATTATGAGAGATATAGAAAGATTAAGTCATTCAATTATCTTTTAGATTACTTGAATGGTTCAACTTCTAATAAAGGAGCTTTACTGTTCGATCCGCTACGTAATTTAGATGGATTTAGTCAAAAAATAAGTTTGGCATTAATCGATATAAAAAATATCAGAGATGTGAATACTTTGAATAGATCTTTTGAAATTCACGGAGTTATTCCTACAACTAATCCATCCAGTAACGTAGTTGTTGAGGATGATTATATAGATAACTATTTTGTTTCTGGAAATGATGTTGCTTCTTTAGCAAGTTACGATATTCCTTTAGTAGTTTATAAGTTTGATAATGAGTATATACTTGGTGAAAAGGGTGTCGAAACAAAATCTACAATTGCTGGATTGACTCCTGATGGTGCTTCTGCATCTGAATATGGTGTTGTTTCAAGGTACTCAAATTACTATGAGTCTTATGAGCAAGGTTTTATCAATACAACAGATGTTATCTATCAAAAAACTAACTATACTCCAATAAGAGTTCAGTGGATTAGTGGTGAGTCTGTAACAGCTTCAATTGCTGGATATGACTACGTTGTTTTTGGTGTGGATCAAACACAAGCTAATTATTTTGGATTTACTGTAAGTGCATTAATAACAAGAAATGAAGAATTTTTCAGAAATGTATCAGATGATTATCAATTTTTGTTATCTGGTAACTTAAATTCAGGAACACTTAAAGTTATAAATGATACTGGTCTAAATCCTCAAGAAAATCCAGCATTTACTTTACCTGTTGGATACTCTTCACCTTTAGATGCTGAAGAAAGAGCTAATTTATTAGATACTTTATCTGGTACAGCTTTAGGGTTTATAAATTCTGCAACATTTAGTTTCTTTGCATTCGAAGTAGAGGAAAATGTAAAAGATGAGATATTGAATAGACTTGAAAATCTTTACGCTTATAATAATAACTTTGCTGATAGACCAATTTATTTAGATATGTTTTTAGACAATGAGTTGAATTTGAAGGTCAATTTCGAGGATTCGTTGCTACAACAATCAGTTCCATTCGATAGTATCGATACAACAACTCCAGGAAGTCCACTTTGGGCTAATAACACAACTTGGGTTAAATCTCTGGATTCTAACTACAAACAGTCAATTGAGTTGGAGTTTCCAAGTGGATACGTTACAAGTCCTAACAAAATACTTGTTAGAGGTTCAAGATATACTGAAGTTAAAATTGGTGATTATTTAGAAGCTAATTATGCAACAGCTTCTTTGGAACCAGATCAAATGCCTAAGAAACTCACTAGAATTCTTTCTAAGAGGACATGGACGGGTGATACTACTTTGGTTGAAATTACTTGTGATGCTGAAATCAAGATTTCTGATTTTGGTTCTGGTGATAAACAAACATTTAGATATACATCAATTGATGATTATGTATCTACTTACAAAGCAATTAGTCTTAAAGGATTCAGAGTTAGACAAGATTCTTTGCCTGATGGTACAGAGGCTAAACAACAAGCAATTCTTAATTTAGTTGCGAAAGGTACACCTCTTTTCAATGCTGTAACAAATAAAGAAGCTTTTGATTTCAGATACTTAATCGATTCATTCGGTTTAGGTTTAACTGAAAGAAGTAAACAACAATTAGTAGATATTTGTGGTGAAAGACTTGATTGTTTTGGTATCTTAAATATGCCTTCATTAAGAAGTTTCAAAAACTCTTCATCTCCATCTTTTGTTAATTCAGAGGGTGTATTACAGACTGAGTTTATTGCTAAAGGTGGTGATCCAGAAAGCAACCCAGCGTTTCTTTACACATTTGGTGATGGTCGTGGTGTATCATCTGTGGGTTACTTTACACCTTACTTAACTGTAAATGATAATGGAAGACCAATTGATGTTCCACCTTCAGCTTATGTTGGATTAACTTTTATGAGAAAACATAACTCAACAGTTACAACTATTGTTCCTTGGACAATTGCAGCTGGTGTGACAAATGGTAGAATTACAAATATCTCTGGTCTTGAAGGAGACTTTACTCCAACAGATATTGAAAACCTTAATCAAGCTCAAATGAACCCAATCGTGTTCAAGAGAAATAGAGGTTATATCATTGAAACTGAAAATACTGCTCAAACTCTTTATAGATCTGCTCTTTCTTTCATACACGTAAGAGAGGTATTGATTGAACTTGAGAGAGAATTATCGAGAATGTTGTTAGATTTCCAATGGAAATTCAACACACCTGAAATCAGAGCTGAAATTAAGTTAAGAGCTGATGTAATTTGTGAGAAATACGTTTCTAAAAATGGTCTTTTCAACTACTTTAACAAGTGTGACGAAGAGAATAACACATCTGAAATTATCGATAACCAAATCGGTGTTCTTGATACTTATGTAGAACCAATTAAGGGTATGGGTATCATTGTGAATAACATCACAATTCTTAGAACTGGAGCAATTCAAGCAGGTGGTTTCATCACATCTTAGTAGAGTTTATACAGAAATAAAAAAGAGGGATTCATTCCCTCTTTTTTATTAAACAGATATAGGTATATTTAATATATATGTAAAAAGGTATGTAATGAATCTACAAATATTTAAAAATCCAGATCCTTCTGGTAGGATGTGTAAAGAATCGTTTTTAGTAAAAAATCATATGGAAGAATATCAATATATTATAGATTATTGCATTTCAAACAATATATTAGATATTTCTCTGAAGGAAAAGGTTTATTTGTGTTTAAATGATATGAAATGTATTCCGACATGTAAAAATTTAAATTGTAATAATCAAGTTAAATTTAAAAATTCAACTTTAGGTTATTATAATTATTGTTCTAATAGGTGTGTTGGCATTGATCCTAATGTTATTAAATTAAAGGAACAAAAGTCATTAGAGAAGTTTGGAACAAAAACACCTGCTCAATCTAAAGAAGTTAAGGATAAATCTATGAAAACCAATCAGGAAAGATATGGTCATAATTCGGCTATGTGTCTTTTAGAAACTCAAGATAAATCCAAGAAAACATTATTAAAAAACTATGGAGTTGATAATCCAGGTAAGTCTCTTGAGATAGTTCAGAGGAGGGTTGAATCTTTTAAATTAAGCGATTATAAAGAATCATATAGAAAAACATCACTAAAGAAGTATGGAGTTGATCATCCTTGGTCTAATAAAGATATTCACTCTAAGACAATTGACTTTTTTTATGCTTCTTATAAAAGCAGAGTAGAAAGTAAGATAGATATCACAAGGTTTAAATTTAGAGGGTTTCAAAGGAGAATATCAACAAGTTTATTGTTTCATTGTAGCGAATGTGATAGACAATTTGATATATTAACATATCAATTTTATTATAGGATGAATAGTGGAGTTAATATATGTACAAACTGTTTTCCGATATCTGAAAATGCTTCAATCTCCCAGATTGAAGTATATAACTTTATTAAAAGAAATTATAATGGTGAGGTTATATTAGACTGTAAAAATATAATTAATCCATATGAGATAGATATTTATCTACCAGATTTAGAATTGGGATTTGAGTTTAATGGAGTTTGGTGGCATTCTGAGAAATTTAAGGGTGAAAACTATCATTTAAAAAAGTATGAGATATCAAATCTAAATGGTGTGCATTTGATAACAATATGGGAAGATGATTGGGTAACAAATAGAGAAATATGTGAGTCTTTTATTCTAAACAAATTAGGTAAAACTCAGAATCGAATATATGCTAGAAAGTGTGAAATAAAAGAAATATCATATAACGATTCAAAGGGTTTTTTGGATAGTAATCATCTACAAGGAGATTGTAAATCATCTATAAGAATTGGATTATTTAACAATGAAGAATTGGTTAGTTTAATGACATTTTCTAAACTACGTTTGCCATTACAAAGACAGGAGAGGAATAGGAAAAAAGAAAGTCATTATGAATTAACTAGGTTTTGTAATAAAATAAATTCAAATGTGATTGGTGGTGCATCAAAATTAATGAGATATTTTACTAAAAAGTATTTACCTATTCAAATAGAGACATATTCGGATAATTTAATTTCAAATGGTGGTCTATATGAGGTATTAGGATTTAAATACTCACATACCTCCAAACCTGGATATTGGTATGTAATTGATGGTATCAGAAGTCATAGATTTAATTGGAGGAAACAAAAACTTATAGAAATGGGTTATAATATAGATAAAACAGAAGAGGAAATTATGTCTGAGTTGGGATATTATAGAATTTACAACGCTGGTAATAAAAAATGGATTTTAAATTTTGAAAATTCATAAAATAACCTCCATTGGAGGTTATTTGAATTTGTTTACCATGCTATTCATATTGTTCATGTAGGAACTTGGATTAAAGTTTGGTTGTGAACCTTGTTGTTGTTCCTCTTGCTTCTTTCTTTGCTTTTCTTCTTCGTCACTTAATTCATTGACGATTGAAATGTTTTCTTCTAACATCCAGAAAGGCCAATTATCAATCGCTTCTTCTTGAACGTGATAATGTTTTTGAAGTAAGAGTTTATTTTTTAATAAAGGTCTCAAAGGCATCATGAACAACGAAAATACCTGACGCTCCGTTGGGAAATGTCATATCAGTGCGGACCTCCACTCCGCAAGCAGTACAGTTGTTAGCCAATTCTTTTACACCAAACGTCATTTTTCCAACAGCAGCATTCAAGAATTGGAAAGAAATATCATCTAAATCTTCGAATTCTTTTAATTTAACTTTAACTCCTTCATAAGTGATAGCAGTTCTACCATTTAACATAAAAGGAATGATTTTTAAGAATGCTAAGTTTGGTGGCCTTTTTTCATTATTTTCTTTGATGATATAATCAGCAAAAGATTTTTGTAAACCGATATTTGGTGGAGTTAATTCAAACTCTTTACTATTTACGGTTGTGAAAGAGAATGAGCTTTTGCCTTTATCATAAAATCTATCAAGTTTCTCATCGATTTCATGAAATCTAAAGTTCTTACGAACCAATTCGATTGAGTTGTCAGCACCGCAAGTACACTTTACATTTACCGCTAAAGCGTTTCCTTGTTGAAAGGTCAATTCACGAATAAGGAAAATTAGATATAGTCTGTCTTGATCTTTGATATCCAAATAAGTACCCATTTTGCCATCCGAGTATTTAACACGAACACAAGCTTGTAACATATCATTCATTTTTTCAATGATATCATAAAAATTATTATCATCGACCATTGAATATGATTGAATTTCTTTTACTTGTGCAGCTCTTACAAGAAAAGTAGTACCTTGTGGATAAAATTTACCACATGGTAGTTCTTTAATATCGAATGATAAAAATTGTAAATCGGTTACACGATTTGTATTAGGTTGTGTTTGGGTTACAAAGTCAAACATACTTTGATTTGGATTTACTTTCTCATTTCCACCTTCTAAATCTTTTATGTGTTTTTTGAGATAGTCCTCTTCTGATAAATTATCTGCCATATTAATTGTTATTTTTTATAGTTTATATATAGTTATATCTTTTTTTCCTTGTATGGTTGAATAATAGAGAGTATGTCATCTAT